TGTATGCGGTTCTTAACGATACCGTTAGACGACCCTTTAAGAGCGTATTCCTATGTGAACTCGTTGATACCACCACTTTTAGACACCTGTAAAGATAAACTACCACTGGAGAAATGATATGCACGAAATTTGGGATACCTTTAAACACGGCGTGGAAATCTTTGCGCTGGTCTACTTTACCTTGCTTATGATCGGCCGTTACCGCGCCGTTAAAGCTATGCGCAAGGGAGACGATTGATCGGCTATGAAAGAAATTACCGTAGAGCAGTATCTGGTCAGTGAATTTAAGCGCTTCTTCCCTGACGGGCAAATCCACAAGTATGAAATTCGGCGGGGAGAACCTGACCGCATTTTGCTATTACCAAAAGGCGTTTGTATGTTCGTTGAAACAAAACGCCCCGGTGAAGATTTGCGAAAGGCTCAAGTACGGGCTTTTAAGCGGTTAAAGCTTTTAGGGTTTGAATGCCACATGTGCGATACGAAAAGCAAAGTCGATTTATTGATCAACTACATAGGGATGAAATTCTATGCTGCTAACAATGTTCTCTTTTAATTACCAATTTGATGCCTTCGTATCGATAGGCGTAACCGCTTACCTTATTTTGAGATTTGCCTACCGTGGTAAGAGAAGAACTCGTTAAGAAAACAACTAAGAAATGCCCTCAATGCGGAAACGAGAATTTAGGGCATTTCACGTCGCTTAATAAAAAATACTGTGCGGCCAAAGATTGCCACATCTGGATTGATTGGTTTTTAGATCCTGGGCAGAAAAAGCTATTGTAAATAGCAAATGTCATGCGTTTGTCACACGCATAGTGTATAATAAAGGCTTTAAAATCAACTATCCTCTGGAGCCCCTAAAATGCTGTCCGCCCACTTCGATTTGCCCTCTTGTCTTTTCGTTACTAAACTACGGCACCAATACAGTACACCCACTGGAGTTGATGGGTACGCAAAAGAACTAGCCTCGGGATTGTTTAATTCGGCGAACTTCGTTTCAGAAATGTTGGTTAGATCAGGTATTAAATCTGAGACAGTAGCCGTTATTGACAACAACAGTATCGAGAAAGAAGTAGTTCGGGTTAACCCAACTCACGTTTTTATCGAAGCCCTGTGGGTCGTGCCAGAAAAAATTGAATTGTTGGCCAAGTTATATCCCGACGTTATGTGGATTATCCGCATACACAGTAATACCCCATTCATTGCTAACGAAGGGGTAGCTATTGAGTGGATGAAAGGCTATTACGCTATCCAAACAGGTAACGTGTTGGTAGCACCTAACTCCCCACTGATGATCCAAGACTTATTAGCTATTAAGGCGTCAGTGGGTAAAACGCTGCTATTACCTAACTACTATGAGTTCACAACTGAACACGCGCCGAAGGTGATCAACAACAGTGAAGTCCATGTCGGCTGTTTCGGCGCCGTGCGACCATTAAAAAACCAACTGGTTCAAGCGATGGCGGCTATACGCTTCGCCGATACTATCGGTAAAACGTTGGTGTTCCATTTAAACAGCGCCCGCATAGAACAACGCGGCAACAATGTATTGAAGAATATCCGCGCTTTGTTTGTCGATAGTGGGCATACCTTGATGGAACACGACTGGCTTGAGCGCAAAGATTTCTTAGCTTTGATCCGCCAAATGGACGTTTGTTTGCAGGTATCTTTGACCGAAACGTTCAATATTACGGCAGCGGATTCTGTTAACGAGCTGGTACCCGTTATCGTCAGCAAAGATATAAGCTGGCTGGAACCTTCCCGATATGCGGATACCTCTTCCTCCGATTCCATACTCGATAAGTTAATGGAGCTTTATGCCAGTGATAAAGCGGCTATCGTTAAAAAGAATTGGCTAGACTTGCACCGATATAACGTCAACTCAATGGGTAAGTGGTTGAATTTCCTAGTAGGCTAAATTTCTACTATACTTAGGGTTTTTAGCTGGGGAATCTTATGACTGACGAAACCACGTACTTAGCGGACTTATCGTCCGCTATCGCCGCTATTGAGCGGAACAACGGGAACCAGTCGGCAGCCGCGCGTGAATTAGGGATTGGTCGTACCACGTTGCGGTATAGGGCAACGGCTGCCGCTTTACGTGGCTTGGATACGGCGGCGAATAAACTAGAGACGCTACACGGGAAATCCCCTGACGGTGTTGTTAACTTCCCGTTACCAAACCCCCTTGTTCTCAAGGGGGCTTCTTTTTTACAAAGGACAGGAAATCCAGACGTTCCGATAATTTGGCATAAAACCAAAGTAGATCAGGAACTTGCCTTCGCCGCGATGCAGGACTATTTAGCGGAGTTGTGTAAGGAGTTACCCAGCTACCCGCCAACGGAGTTAGCGGGGATATGTAACGAAGATTTGCTGAGCCTATACATCATTACTGATTTGCATATAGGTTCCCGTAGTTGGGCACCAGAATGCGGTAAGTCGTGGGATATTAAAGTGATGCGTAAGGTACTCTTTGAGGGTATCGACTATCTTATTTCCCGATCTCCACCGTCCAAATACTGTTATATCGGGCAGTTAGGGGATTTCTTGGATCACAGCGGCATCGATGCTAAAACACCGCGCAGCGGGCACATATTGGACACGGATAGCCGGTTACAAAAGATGATCAACGTCGCAGTAGACGTTTTATTGCTAACCGTAAAAAAGTGCTTGGAAAAACATGAGATTGTTTACTTATTGTGCATCAACGGTAATCACGATGAAGGCGGAAGCGCAGAATGGATCCAGGCTTTACTACCTAAAGTGTATGCTAATGAGCCACGCGTTAAAATTATCCGAAGCTCTAACCAGTACCCTGTTTATGAATTTGGGAGTAATATGCTTGGCTTTTGCCACGGGGATTTAGCGAAGGCCGGTGAATTGGCTCAAGTTTATGCAGACCTGTATAGTGGGATCTGGGGGCGAACGAAGCATCGGGAAATTCACCGGGGGCATCGGCATTTTTACGAATCGATTTACAAACATGGTTGTACCTTAACCCAACACCCAACTATCTGTGCAAAAAATGCGTATAGCGCTCGAAATTTTCCAGGATCTCCGAATCAGGAATTGATCAGCTATACCTACCACAGAGAACGCGGGAAGATTTCAGCGACTCATTACAAGCCTGAATAACGCTTAAACTGGGGAATAAAATGTCTTACCAAATACCTGACAAAGATATTTCGCGCGAAAGTTTAATAACACAATTTCACTGTGCGAAATGCGGTGGGATTCTCCAAATTGCGGTGAACGATGGCGGCTACAAACTGGCTTCCGACACTGCGAGGGACGATAACGTTACCGGTGCTTTGAAAGCGGTGAACCGTATTTTAATACACCCTTGCAAGAAATGTTACAACGAGGCAGTACGACCCTTGGAGCTAATCCGAGAGGCTTTAAAAAATATTTAACCTATTTTGCGAGCTAGGCTTAGCGGCCAAAAGCAGTCTGAACACCTGTTGCTCGCAATCCTCTTTGTTCAATAACCTAAATGTTCGGTAGGTGAAAATGTATAAAATCCTCCAAGGGGACTGTTTAGCGTCCCTAAAAACCCTTTCTGATGCCAGCGTAAACGCTTGTATTACATCCCCCCCGTATTATGGCTTACGAGATTATGGAGTAGAGGGACAAGCTGGGCTAGAAGCTACGCCCGAAGAATACGTAGCCAATATGGTTAAGGTTTTTCGGGAAGTTAAGCGGTGCCTAAAAGACGACGGAACTTTGTGGCTTAACATCGGGGATAGCTATGCAGGAAGCGGAAAAGGGCAATGGAACGGAGGTTCGGCCGACCCTAAAAACCCCAAGACACAAGGTATGCCTCTGGAGATACAACGCCCTGCAACGCTAGGTTTAAAATCGAAAGACCTTATCGGAATACCTTGGATGCTGGCTTTTGCTTTACGTGCTGACGGTTGGTACTTGCGTCAAGATATTATCTGGCATAAGCCCAACCCTATGCCGGAGAGCGTTAAAGACCGCTGTACGAAAGCGCACGAGTATATTTTCTTACTGAGTAAGAGTCAGAAATATTATTATGATGCTGATGCGATAGCAGAGCCAGCGAAATGGGAGAGGTGGGGTGATCAAACCGAGAATAAAAAATCACAAGGGAACGCTGGCCGATTAGGGGGTAAAACCATAGCTGAACTACCCATAAAAGACACTAAAAACAAGCGTTCCGTTTGGACGGTAATCCCAAAAAACTATAAGGGGGCGCATTTTGCGGTGTTCCCTCCAGAACTAATAGAACCTTGCGTACTGGCCTCTTGCCCTGAAAATGGGGTCATCATAGACCCATTTGGTGGAAGCGGCACCACAGCAGGCGTAGCGATCAAACACGGGCGGAAAAGCGTTCTATGTGAGTTAAACCCTGAATACTGCGCGATAATGCCGTCACGAATAAAAGCTATTAGCGGTTACGATATGGAGGATGATTTCATTTGATCGCTAAGCTTTTCATTCCTCGTTCATATCAAGCTGCTGGCACAAACTTCATTCTTGATAACCCCCGTTGTAATCTGCAAGTCGATATGGGATTAGGGAAGACAATTATGGTACTGAATGCTTTAGATATCCTCTATACCTGCGGAGAGTACCAGCCTACGCTTATCTTGGCGCCGTTACGGGTTGCTCGGACAACATGGAGCGCCGAACTAGCTAAATGGAATCATCTATCAGGGTTAGAGATTTCACCCATTGTCGGCACGCCAGAGCAACGTATAGCAGCTTTAAAACGCGACGTGCCAGTTTACACGATTAATTATGAAAATATCGTTTGGTTAACTAAATATTTGAAAGGTGCATGGCCGTTCCGGACAATAATCGCCGATGAATCGACGAAGATAAAAAGCCATCGCGTTCACTGGCAGACTAATAAGCAAGGAACTACCTATCTGTGCCATTCGCCAAGTTGTGGAGAACGTACTAAAGCTTTAACGCACCTCGCTTGGAAAAAGACACGACGCTGGGTAAACCTTACCGGAACACCGGCTCCGAATTCATTGGGGGACCTTTGGGGACAAAACTGGTTCATCGACCAAGGGGCGTCATTAGGCTCTTCCTACTCAGCCTTCGAAGACCGCTGGTTCAAAACTGATTACAACGGTTACGATAAAGTCATGCTGCCGCACGCTGAAAAAGAAATCCGTGCGGCTATTGCACCCACGACTTTCACGTTACGCGCCGAAGATTACTTAGATCTGGGCGAAGAAATCGTGAATACGATTTACGTGGATCTTCCGCCAAAAGCTCGTAAGCATTACGACGAAATGGAGAAAGATCTCTACACGATCATAAAGGCAGGCGAAGTCGAAGCGTTTACTGCGGCTACCAAGAGCATGAAATGCCACCAACTCGCCAATGGCGCTTTGTATCACGATGACAAAGGAACCTGGGAAGCGATTCACGATGAAAAGCTGGACGCTTTGAGAGACGTGATCGAAGAAGCTGGCGGGATGCCGGTTATTGTTTGTTATAAATTCAAAAGCGATCTCGCACGATTAAAAAAAGCCTTCCCACAGGGGAAAGCACTTGACACACGACAAGAAACGGAGGATAATTTTAAGTCTGGAAAGATTCCTATTTTATTTATCCATCCGGATAGCGCAGGTCACGGTATCGATTATATGCAACACGTAACCAACATTATGTGTTTCTTTTCCGTCGATTGGAATGCCGAAACCCGCGATCAGGTTATCGCTCGAATAGGTAAAGTAAGGCAATTTCAAGCCGGTCTTAATCGACCGGTTTTTATCCACCAGATTATCACTCGCAATTCGGTGGACGAGATCATTTTGAGAAGACTGGGGACAAAAATGACGGTACAAGAAGCTTTGAAGGAAGGGCTTGCGCGTAGGGGGCTTAAATGAACGGTAAAGCCAGTAAACGACTGCGCTTAGCAGTTTTGAAAACTTTAGATGCTGGTATTAAACAGAAAATTGGTATGTGTTCTTATGCCCTGACATTGAAACGCCTCAAACGCGAATATCGAGAAATGCCCTACCATCGACGTTTTGTTTTTAAAGGGCTACGGCATTTTACGCATCGTGAAACGCTAGAACAAGAACGGGCTAGAAGAGGGTTGAAATAATGGCGATTACAGATCCTAAAGAAATGCGTAAGATCCTAAATAGTGTAGCGTTTAACGATCGTATTGGTTTGGATGGTGAGCGACTTTCTCCAGAAGAAACGCTATCCACAAGTACGTTAATCTGGAGTACACGAAATGCCGCCCATTTCGCAGGATTATCCGGTGAAGACCACATGACGATGCTTGCGTATCTAGCGCTGAAAGAGTTGGAAGCGGCGCGTAAGCAAATAGGGAAATTACTTGTAGGGCAGCCTACGGTTTATGTCTTACCTGTAGGCACGGAGTTGATAAAATGAAACAGGTACAAGAGTTATCCGGTGCTGAACTTGATTATTGGGTGGCTAAGGCGCAAGGCTGCTGCCCTGAAATTACTGAGGAAGAATGCTGGATAGTAAAACACAACTCGTCAACGGCTACCCCTTTTTGGGACTCTTCAACAACAGCAAGTTGGGAAACACGTAGTACAAAGGGCATTAGGTACCAACCAAGTCAAGACTGGTTTGATGGCGGCCCACTAATCGAGCGTTTTGAGGTGTCTATCCACTTAGAGGAAGTGCCTGAGCCGCCACTGTGGTCGGCTTACATAGACGGAAATCCGTATCGCAGTGGCGGGACTACCCCATTACAAGCGACAATGCGGGCTATTTTACTTTCCCAATTTGGAGAAGAAGTTTCGGAGCTAGTAAAATGATGCAGTATGCCCTCTTCACTGAACTCGTGCGGCCGGGAATGATAAACCCTATGCACGAAGCGAATTACCCAGGATATAGGCGATTGCCGCACCCTATAGTGGATGAGTATATCGTTTTTCCAATTAACCAGCCGTTTTCGATCCGGTGTGCAGCCGTATTGGTCGGTAATGTTGTCATCGCCGTTAGAGATTTTAGGAAAATAGAAGAATGAACAAAAAACAAACTTTGATTTTGTACCACGCAGATTGTTTAGATGGTTTTGGTGCGGCCTACGCTGCGTGGAGGTATTTTGGTGATAAAGCTGAATACGTCCCTGTTAATTACGGGCAGAGACCTCCGGAAGTTGTAGGGAAGGACGTTTTTATCCTGGATTTTAGTTACCAAAGGGATACCCTAGCCGAAATGAAAAACGAGGCTAATCGCATTTTGGTGTTAGACCACCATAAGACTGCGGAAGCCGATTTAAAAGGGCTTGATTTCGCGGTATTCGACATGGAAAGGTCGGGTTGCGTTATGGCTTGGGATTATTTTTTTGACTCCAGAACCCGCCCTTTTGGTTTAGAACTCATTCAGGATCGCGACCTTTGGCGGTTTAATTTCTCACAAACAAAAGCGTTTAACGAAGCTTTGCGGAATTTAGTGCCCAGAGCGTTTAATGACTGGCACGAGCACCTTGACGTTTTAGGAGCACGCATACTTGCGGATAGGGGGAAGGACTTGTTAGCGGTTTTTAATGCGGATATTAATTCTTTAATTAAAAGGGCGCATAGAGCTTCTCTGGGCGACGTAGCTATGATCGTTTGTAACGCCCCGCCAAAATACGCCTCGGAATTAGGCAATTTAATGGCGACGCGAACCGAATTACCCGCGGCTGTCTACTCTTTTAATGGGGCGACTGGGCAATTCGACTACTCACTTAGATCAGTTGGGGAATTCGACGTGTCCGAGTTAGCTAAAGAATTCGGAGGTGGGGGGCATAAGAACGCCGCTGGTTTTTCATTGAGCTATTGTGCTTTCGATTTATGAAAATAGATAAAAAAATAGTCGGCTACAAAGTCGCTTCTCCCACAGACGCCGTAGAACCACCTAAAGAAACTATGCACGAAGCGGTAGAGCGGCCAGAGCATCTTCGGGGTAGCACATACAAATTAAAAACGCCATTGTCTGATCACGCTTTGTACTTAACGGTTAACGACGTGGTTTTAAACGAGGGGACCGACCACGAAGCGCTTCACCCTTATGAGGTATTTATAAACTCGAAGGAAATGGATTATTACCAGTGGGTGACAGCGTTAACGCGCGTAATCTCGGCGGTATTTCGGAAAGGTGGCGACGTGAAGTTTTTAATAGAAGAGCTGAAGACAGTAGCCGACCCTAAAGGGGGGTTTTGGTATAAAGGTAAACAAGTCGGATCTTTAGTCGCTTTAATAGGCGCGACTATCGAGACACATTTAGAGAGGAACGCGAAATGATACACAAACTTAAATTGTACCCTCCTTATTTCCAAGCGACCCTAGAGGGGCGGAAAATCTTTGAGATTCGGGATAATTCAGAACGCGGGTTTCAGGCAGGGGATAGCGTTCTTTTTGAAGAGTATGAAAAAGGGATAGTAAACGGGAGCTTTACAGGAAGAAAGCTAACTGCGGATATTGGTTACGTCTGTAATTATGCACAACACGCTTCGAATGTAGTCTTCTCGTTGGTTAACATCAAGGAGGTAAAATGAGTGGAATGAGCGAAGCAGTTACTTTTGGCGACTTATTCAGCCATGAAAACCCAGTAATTAAAGATTTTCTGAATATCTTTAATGCCTATGTGAAAGATATCGGCGGCACGGAGAAAATGGCCAGCCACGATGTGCCGGTTACTGTGCGTATTTCCTGCATGAACAACGATAAAATGTATGTTTTAACCGGGATGTCAATGGATCGCTTTACGTGCGGCTGTGAATCTGGAATTACTCTGGAAATAAAGGAGGAAGAATGAATTTCGCAACCTACGCGGATATGATATCGGCTTTACTAGCCGGTAAAACGATAGTGAATACGAACAGCGAGTATCCTGACTACCTAAAGCTCGTTAATGGTGAAGTGTACGGTAAGACGCCAGCATTATTTTCTGACGATATTTGGCGCAAATACCCTGAACCGAATACTTATTTTTGCTGGAGAATAGCATGAAGCCGCTTAAAATTTATATAGGCTATGATTCTGAACTCGGTTCTGAAGAAGCCGCTGTTTTAATCTTCGCCCACAATTCAAAAGAAGCCAGGAAGCTCGGCTGGGAAGAAATGAAGCAGCTACACGGCACCGCTTGGACAGACATGGCGGTACTGGTATTGCGTCGGAACACAGTAGCTTTGTCTCAAAATGCGGATCCAGTAAAATTAGCGGCTGGCGAAGCGCACGTTATCGTTCACATGGACGTTTGCCCTAAGTGTTACCTGTTTGGGGAAGACGGCATCGATGAAAACGATTTATGCGGGTATTGCGGAGATCGGTAATGGCGGATTCTACTTGGGATGACCTACGAAAACACGTATGGCATAAAGAAAACCGACTTAGAGCGGGGGGTGCGTTCGTGAGCCGCCCCTTCTCGTGCTTGTTGATCCGGAAGTGTGGGGAGAACTACTTATGAGCCCTGAAAGTCGATACCATCTTGCAGCCAACGAACCCCCTAAATTCTATGGCTACCCTATCTATATGGTAACAACACGGGGCTTCGGTATGCGCGTAGTGGAGGATAATTGTGTCTAAAAAATCGCGCGAAACGTTCATGGAATACTTCGTTTATGGTGGTTTATCGGCTATTGGTGTTCTTCTTTTAATCTGGACAGCCACGTTGATGTGGAAATATTTCTATGTCGCTAACTAACCAGATCCTGAACCTGCCGCCGGCTAAATTAACCGAGTTGCACAATACATTGATAGAAACGGGCGTAGCTTTTGAGTTGGGTGGCGATCATCGGGAAGTGTTGCGCAGGGCGCGTAATCGCTACCAAACAGGGCTCATGCACCGGGTCTACACCCGGTTAATCGTAGCTAAAAAAGAAGAAATCGACGCTATGTTGAAGCACTTAGTAAATAGCACTTGACACACTAAACGGAAGCCTGTAAAATAGTTCCTGTAGTTTGGTTCTGGAGAAAAAAATGTTGGAAAAAGTAGCGTTATGCGATTGTATAGGTAAGACCTTAAAATATGCCGATCTCGAAGATGAGTACGGTATCTTCACTTTTACAGATGGTACTTTCACAATTCTCCGCGCTACGGCACCCTACGAAGATGCTTGTGAAATTAACATATGTAACGATTACGAAGACTACGTGATGGATTGCTATTTCTCCGCTGCTGGAATCGCTTCGGAAGAAGAATTAGCTTTAGCTAGGCAAGAAAGGATTCGCATGGCGGCTGAAACACTAGAACGGATGGTAAAGGAAAGAGAGTTAAGGGAATACGAGCGCCTTAAAGCGATATACGAAACTAAGATTCAATCCGAGTAGGGCGTATCCCTAACCCCGAAGTCAGGCAGAGGTGTGGGGATTGTGAAAAACACTGCCAGTAATCGCCGGTATCCTCTCTTTGAGGCTTCCTTTGCGGGTGAGATTACCGAGTTGTTCACGAGACGAACAGCTAATCCTAACTTAGTGTTTTGGCCCTTACTGGTAATAGGGTTTAAAACAGTAAGCGGTTGTGCACGAAGTATAACTCAAACCCGGATTGGTTTGCCTGCTTACTTTATTTTAGAAAGCCCTCCCGAGTCAACAAATGGGAAGTGGCGGACGAGGGTTTTCTAAAGTAGCGATGTGGAAAGTAGACACATGGCGTATAGAGGGCAATAGGCACACGCGGTCTTACCTTTATTGGCGGTGGATAATCCGGCTGTAGGGACACCCACTAGACCCCGGGTGACGACGGGGCTACTTTATTTTAGAAAAAGTTGCGGGACGGCTGCAAGCTATCCATTACTACAGCCCCGCAGCTTTTTCTAAAGTAGTCAAAGAGCTTTTAGCGACGACTGCACCAGGGGTTTGACGTGCAGGGCTTAGGGTATTGGAAAAGGCTTAATGTGGGCGTACCGGGCTCCCCGACGGTTGGAAACCACAGCGTGTTACCGTTAACCTTATAATGGCAAGAATCCTGGCTACTTTACTAAATACCGCCGATCTCAAAAGATCGGTTTTTTAACGACCGCGATCCGTCGGCTTCGGATAGTTTAGAGGAAATATGAAAATGAAAAGAATATTATTATCATGCGTTTTGTTACTTGCAAGTATGTCTATATATGCTACACCGGAAACATTAACCTTAAACCCACCACTAAACAATAAAATATTTGCAGCTTCTGGCTCAATTGTTGGAACCGGTTTAATAGATTCTTATATATTGGAGTGCCCTTTAGCAACATCAACAGGAATACGAATTGTTCCTGCTGTGACACTGCTAGATTTAAATTCTGCATATGTGCCAACAAATTTGTCTGTTTCAGTTTCTGGCTCGCTTGGAAAATTCAGCACAATCAGAACTACCGGGTATTCTACGCTAGCATCGGCAGCAGTAACTACTTCCGGAACTGCTATAGTGACTGTTAGCAAAACAGGTGCGGACGTTTTATACTCATTAGTGTTTAAATGTAAAACAAACCCAACCGCCGCACAAATTGCAGCAGGAGCTATCGCCGGAACATTGACTGCATTAGAACTAATGCCAGCTAATAACGGAACCCCAATAGACAAAACAAAAGGCCATGTATTGACTCAATTTAAGCAAGATTCTGCGGAGTAATAGTAATGAAAAATTTATTATCGTTATTATTATTTTTATGGGGGTCTGCTTTATTAGCTGCACCTTGTCAAATAACTTTTACACCAAGGTCGCAGTATGGGTATACCCCGCAATATATGTCAGATCAGTTAACCGCCGCTGGATGGACTGTTCTAGGTGTTAGTGCCCCAATATTAAATGGCACTGTTGAGTACCGTAATGTAACCGCTACACGTTCAGACTTTACTTACACCTATAGTGGCGTTACTTATAACATGTGCCAATTGCTTAATCGTTGGGATATAGCCCCGGCAAGCGAAAGACAGGCATTAGATGACGCAATAGGAACTTACCTAAACTTTACGATGCCGATAGGAGTTACAGTTGATAGAGTTAGTTATGATTTGGGATCTGATGGTGCTGAATCGCAAAATTATGTAGCTTATGCGGATTTTATCAATAATGAAAGTAATGAGTGGGTCACTAATCCAGCAAAATTCGGATATACGCTTAAGGATTATCATAGTAATAATGGTCTTGCTGCATCAGCTACAGAAACATTGACTTACATTGATACGTCTGACGCGCATACCGTTGACTATCCATTTAGTATTTTCGGTCATTTGTTGATACCAACAGCCCTTGACCCAGCTACTCTTGATTTTTTCAGAAATTTTCTTCCAAGTGCAACTCATGCGAGTCAAATGATCGCATTAAGTTTACAGGTCGAAGGCTTAAAGATTTATAATAAAGCCGTAAGATATGACTACGGTAATACGCTTACTTCTATGGGTGAAAGTGTTGATGCCTCACGAGTAAAGCCTGCCGTTATGGTATTGGGGTTTTATCCTAAAGGTGATGCTGATACCCAAGCAGCAATTAACATTAAGGAAAATAAACTTAATGCTTCCCAGGTTGTCGTGGTTGAACCCGCAAGGAATCAGATACTTAAAACTTATGCAGGTGGAAGTAAGTGTGTTATAGGTAATGTTTATATACCGCCAAAAGATTTAATAGTGCATAAAACTCATGCTGCTTGTTTCACACAAGCTGAATACTTTGCGTCTAATGCTAATGCAATTCCTTACGTAGATTATTGGCCTATAACTCAAGCTTATATAGACGAGCTTAACAATGGTGATTATTTTGCCCATGCTGGAGGCGACAATCCAAAGTCTTTAACGGTGGGTTTTATATCTCCTTGGGATGGCACACTAGGAAACTATCCTGATCCAAGAGTTGACTTTGTATGTAACTTTGGTTCTTTTTCTGCATCTTCATCAAGTCTTTGCGCTGGAGCAGTAGGTGCACTGGCAACGGTTATAGTTAAAGAGAATCCTAGCTGGACAGCCCAATGTGTAATTGATGCGTTTATTGGAGGTACTAAGCAATTCAACAGGACATCTTCAAAAAGTGCTGGCGTTGGGTATGGAGTTTTTAACGCGGATGCTGTTATTAACTACTCAGCTCAAAGGAAGAATGATTGCGGTACTAACGGTCTAATTGATGCAGACGGCGTTGAGCTTGGCGCTTTTGCCGAAGCTTACCCACAAAACGCTACGAGCTTATACGGGATACCTAATCAGCAATTGTTTGGGGCTTACCCTTATAACTTCGCCAGCACATTAAGCAATAGCTACAACCAAGCTATATCTAACGGTTGTACAGGACAGGGAAGCGTTGCTAAAGTTTGGAGACGTAGACTGGACCCCATAACCAATACTTATATTTATGAAGTTGGAACAGTTAGCGATGTAATTACTTGGCCAGGTAGTTATATTGAATGTGACGACTCGCCACAAGGAAGGCCAACAGCTAGGCATTTTAGTATCTTTTATAATAAATCCCAAATAACGGATGCTAACGGGTGTAACATTCGATATAAATCGCTATATGGGCAATGCAGTAATTCGGTTAACGTAAGAATGGGCGACCCTTCTTACCGTGCTACAAATTTTTATCACGGAAAATTGCTTTAATTAAACCCAGCGCCAAGGATGGCGCTATTTAACTTTTTTATCCTCACTAACCCTAAAACTGGACACCGCTATGAAAAGAGTAATTTTAACCGCTGTACCTTTATTGTTAAACGCTTGCGCCTATAATTCCACTATGGGAGTTAATGACCGTTTCCAGGTAGCTTCGACGGCCAGCTTCTTTGCGCCTTCTGTAACTACGGTAATCGATACACAAAACCCTAATGCCTTACCCCCCACCTTCGCCGGCCCGTCCATAGTCGGACAAGTTGCCAACGCAGCCGGTACAGTAGCCGCCGGCGCGTTTATTGGTAATGGTCTTAGCAAGAACCACGGCACCAGTGTTAATCAAAGCGGTGGCGGAGCCGTTGCGACAGCAAAGGGGGGCAGCTCTTCAGCCCTCGGAGTAGGCGGTCAGGGCGGCGCTGGCGGGAACGGAGGGAATGCGTTGAGTGAGGCTTACAGTAATAGCCATTCATCGGTGCGGTCGAATATGGAATCCGTTAACACCAATATTAACGCAAACGAAAACATCAATAGTAGTTCAAGTAGTTCTCCCCCTACCCAGAGCGGTAATGGTGAAGGCCACAGTTCTGACAATTAAAACGTAATACCTATAAACCTATCCTAGAGTGTAGCTTATCTAAAATGTTATACTCTAGGGTCTTCAACTTTAAAACCTGAGATACCTATGCGAAAAATAAGCCTAACCCTTTTATGCCTGTCTTTAGCTGTATTATTACAGCCCGAAGCCAAGGCGACTGTTTACGGCCCGGTAGAGAACTTCGATGTTACCAATACCACAGGGCAAGATGCGCACGGCTTCGAAATCGAAGCGAGAGACGTACATAAATCCGATATTTCATCAATCTTTGGCGATCCCAGCCGCTTTGGTTTGGATCAAGTAGAGCGTTACGATGCGCCTATCGTTACTGATTTTACTGATGCTACCGGATTCGGGGTGCGTATACGCTATGCTGCGGCATTTAACGGTGTTTGGTCTGCTACTACCCCAAGTGGGCAGTTACCCTATAGCCCGGCGGATTCCTGCTGGAAATACGGTGATCCTAACTACAACACGACAACTTATCCCTGTGATCATTTTGGAGTAAGCTTTAACGTTGCTCCAACGACCGTAAAGTATTCATGGTTGGTTGAGCAGACGCCGGGTGCATTAACTCCGACTGGTGTTTACGTGCCAAGTCCAGTATTCAATATTGTGACCCCAGCACAGGTAATACCCCCCGCTGTTGTAGGCAATCCCCCCATCGTTATAGCACCTCCGGTAATACAAGTTCAATTACCCGCACCGGAATTACCCCCAGCGGCACAGTTCGGAACCCCTTTCTGGGTTAAGGTAAAATCTACTTGCCTGAATAATAACATCGGTGTAGAAGCCCTCGTGAAAGACGGTAAAGATATGGCCGTTATGGAGACTGAGACAGAATGGCAGATATTTCAAGAAGATGTGGGCAACCCAGCCTCAAAATTCCTGGATATGACGGCTACCAAGCTGCACAATTGCCCGGCTGGTGAAGCCTACACAATTGACGTATTCGAATACGCGGGCTTACTGACGGCTGAAGGTCAAATAGACCTACAAGGTGCTTCTGATACCCCCGTAATAGATCCACCCACGTTAGGTAAATGGCTGGGCGCAAACAATGTCGGTATTAACTATGCAGGCGGTGTGCCTGATGTATTGGGCGGAGTAGTTGCACCGTTACCAACACCAGCTCCTACGCCTTCTCCGACACCGGCACCTGTGGCTCAAGCGTGTTCAGGCACTGACGAAGTAATCACTAGTACCGCCGGCGCAGCGAGAAACAGCAACATCGCTTTATTTGACGGAACCCTTATCGCGGCTCCTTATATTGGCACGGCCAGTAACTTAGTCGCTATTCCAGCGGCGGGAGTAGCCTACGCTTTTAACGGGGTAGCCTTTGGTACGTTCAACGCCGGTGATTTGATCACTTACAGTGGGTCTTATGGCGCGGCATTGAATGCTAACGGAACGCCAATGTGGTGTATCCCTGCCGCCGTAACTGTGACAGCAGCTATCGCCCCAACGCCTGTGCCAACGCCTGTGCCAACGCCTGTGCCAACGCCTGTGCCAACGCCTGTGCCAACACCTGTGCCAACACCTGTGCCAACACCTGTGCCAACACCTGTGCCAACACCTGTGCCAACACCTGTGCCAACGCCTGTGCCAACACCTGTGCCAACACCTGTGCCAACACCTGTGCCAACGCCTGTGCCAACGCCTGTGCCAACACCAGTAGGTTGTGCGCTAGGAACAGGTAAAGTATCCTCACCGAATGCTAAAGCAACAGCAGTTGCAGGTAATGTGATTACCGTTGCCGGTAAGCAATACACAGTGGCTGATTGTGCGGTTATTAACTACAAAGGCCATGCGAAGTCAATCGCTGTAGGGTTTAGTGTTGAAGTGAAAGCCGGTTATGCTCTAAACGGCGTCACTTATGCTACTAAGCTAACCGTTGATGACGGCAAGTAAAGCCATCGATTACAAAACTGAAAGGCGCTATTAGCGCCTTTCTTTTCCTCTGGAGAATAGAAAGGGCAAACGAATGTGGTATAAATTAACCCCTAAAGCGGGGTGTCTTATTTGTTTTGCCGCAATGGGCATCAGCGCATTCAATAGCCGTTGGGAGTCTCTAGTTATAGCCTCAAGCTTATTAATCGTCTACGCGATTATGGTTAAAATTACTTAAAACCTAATCCCCATTCTCGTCCCGCAATCGGTTCTGCTCATAGAGGTACGTTAATCTAGGATTCACAGCGTACCCTCTAATCCCTTTTTCCTGCTTGTTTTTAGCCGTTCTAACCACCGATTTGTGGATGCTTTCATAAGTAACCGGCCAAGTTGGGTGTTTAGCCTGCCAACGCGCCAACTCTTCTTGAGGGACGGGTTCGCCGTTTGCGATCGCTTTTTGAACTTTGTTAACCAGTTTTTGCCGCGCATCGGAGATCGCAGCTTCCGCGGCTTTGTTATACCCGCGTTCAGCGTACAGCACTTCCATATTAGAGCTGCCCAATCCGATCGCTTGGAATAGCACTTCCATAGCGGAGGCGTCTTTCAGTTGCTCACCGTTCATGCTTTCGTAACCGTGTTGCGCTAAGCGGATAGCTTTCAGCCCGTCGCCCAAAGCTTTAGGCGTTGCACTCTCTACGCCGCGTAGTACTTCACCATCGGCCATCATTTTTGCACCGTCAGCGATCTTTTTAATCATACCGCCGAATGGTCCAGCCACTTGAGATAAGTATTCGGTAGCTGCGTCTTTGCCTTCCAGATCCTTCAAAGGCTCTTGGAAGAAGACATTGCTCAAGTTCATACGGGATGCCAAGTTAACAGGCGTTAAAGCGTTGCCCAGACCCTTGATCATCGCGGTAGCAAACGTTTCACCGCCCAACTCAGTTAACCCTACCCGTAATTCTTTTTCAATGTCCCACGGCTCATCATCGTCGGATGCTGCATTGCCAATTACATTGATTACCATCGAGATTGCGCCCATCAACGGCATACCGAATAAACCAGCCGCCGCACCTTGCATGGCGAAGAGCGCCATTAACGATCTAGCCGCATTTTGTGCAGTTTCTTTGGCTTCCGCTTTGGCCGCTTTCTCTTCGTCCGTGGTTTCTGGCATTTTTTTCCAGCCTGAGAACGCATCTGCAGCGGTTTTCCCCCACAGATAAAGCATCGCCTGTGGGTACTTTTTATACTGCATGACCACACCGGCTACCGGTCCTCGGAAGATCCGAGCCGCGTTTTCAGTCGAGTAGTCCCCGTGTGCATCGTTGTTGACTTTACGAGCGTAATCCATAGCCGCTAAATGGTTGTTGATATCGCCTTGTAACGCTAAATCATAAGCCGCCATCAGGGTAATTTCACGGTTCATACGCTCGCCGTGGTGGAACATCCAGCCCATTTTTTTGTTAAATTCTTGCAATCGTCCGCCGTAATCTTCCCCCTCACGGCCAATACCTAACACATCGAAGAAGTTGGTTCGAGAAACGTCCCCTTCTTCTTTGAAGTTTCGCAGGGCAGATAGCCTACTCCCTATTCTATCCATTTCCGCCCGATCGCCGTTATGCGCTTGCAGGTAATCCAACCGCTGCCGCATGATAGTAGAGATCGACGAGTTGCCGTCTTCGTCACGGTAAAGGTACTCACCATTCGCGTCTTTTTTGTTAATTCCGATAACTGCCTTTAGGAATTCGTTACGTGTTTTGCCAAAAGCCTTAGCCGTTTCCTTAACGCCGTATTTTCCAGCAGTAATGGGCATGGCTACCACAGGGGTTTGGAATAAGTTCACTAAACCACTGGATAAACCAAAACCCATTGTCATAACGAAATCGAACTGACGAATAGCCGAAGCGATTTGGTCCATACCCGTACTCGGCGTGTTTACCATCGCGTTGTAGGTTTTGGTTAATTCCTGCAAAACGTTGGCCGCTTTTTCCCGATCTTTAGGGGGGATTAATTTAGCCGCTTCGAGTGCTTGCGTGTTTTTGTCCTCAACTCGGTGCAGCGACTCCAGCACGTCCTCTGACGCACCGAACTTGCGGCGTAGTTTGATAGCTTCTTCGTAGACTTGTTTCTCTTTCAGGTCGTCGGTTTCCGCCAATAGAGTTTCTAAGGCGTCCTCTTCGTTCAGTTCGTCCCAATTTGCTTGCAGCATGGCCGCAGCTTTAGTTTCGGCATCAACCTGATCGCGTAAAGAAGTTCTCGAAGCGATATCCAGCGCGCGTCTACCTTCGACCAAGACTTGTGCCATTTCACGGCCCTCGGTCATGTTAGCAAGCTGAGAAGCGCCGTGGTGGATGGTATTGGCGAAAGCCCGCATCGCATCTTCATCGAACCCTAATGTACCTTTACGGTGCATGGAGTTGTGACGCACGGATATGTCCGGCAAAGTAGCCAGATACATTTGGTGGATCTCGTCTTGCAGCGCTTTGGAAATATCCGGAGCGATATCGGCACCCGCTATTTTAGAGTGGATATCCTTCAAGAAGTTATCAGATACCGCGTCACCTATTTGCGAGTTCTGGATATCACTCAGTGAAGTGCCTTGATCGTTTTCGTTGACCGTGCCGCCGTCTTTGATAAAAGCTTTTAACGCTCTGTCCCTAGCGGGAGTCGAACTGTAGGTTAGAAACCACTTCTCGCCTTGCGCATCTTTGCCGTAAAACCAATGATCTCCATACCGTTTTAATGGCGCGTAATACCAGGACAACGATTGCGATTCGAACTTAGACCGAAGCTGAGCGATCAACGCCGCGCCGGTTTGAGCATCCAAGATAGACTCTTCGATTCGGTTTTCTAAAGCCTCTAGGCGCTGGTTGAATATCTCAGTGTGAAGCGCATAAGTACCCGCGTAAATGTCTTTAACCGAAGGGTGTTGGGCAAATAGCGTTTCGTAAGCCGGTCTTAAATGTGCGTAAGCCTGACGGCGTAAAATGTTTGAATCTTTCCAGCCGTTGCTTGCGCGGATTTGTGTTTGCTTTTGATCAATCTCGCGTAATTTTGCCAAAAACTGCGCCGCCTTATCTTGCGAAGCAAACGTCGCTGAGTTCTTGTCAGAGAATAACGCGCCGGCGCTTTCTGCAGCCGCTTTGATGTAGCTTCGGCTCTGACCGTTAAATTCGGTCATTGAATAGGCTTTAAACCCGCTTGGGGTCGGCTCTACACCTAACCAATCTTTCGACACGTTGATATCTCGCAAGGTAGATTGCTGCATCAAGCGACCAGTTTCTTTGCGGGCAGGTACCGGCAAGGCTTTCCATTTGATCGAGGTCAACTGGTTTGCTTTGTGTAAATAAGGATCCACCATCGCGCGACGGCGTTGCATCGCTTCTTCGTAAGCTTTCAGCCCCGGCAGATATTTTTTAGCAATTTCTATAATCTGCCGAACAGACAGCACGGCCAATTTTTCTTTAGCCACAGTGTTTGAGAAGTCTTCAAAAGCGTTCAGCATTTCGACTGTAGTGGCTCGTGCTGCACCTTCTGGTAACTGCTCCACCGCTTCCCGGATACTGGTAGGGGCGCTAAACATCGGCATCCCTTCTGAAAGTATTTTGGCTTTCATTTCGGGCGTGATGATCAGGGCAGGTTGGGACTTAAAACCTTTCTCTTCCAGTTCATATATTGATGAGCGCGCATCAGCAGCGGCATCGTAATTCGGAAAATTACCAGATTTTCGGGTTTCCGTTTTCTTATCCGCTAAGTAGTAATCCCCAACCCCGTTAGATGTAGGCCCTTCCGCCAGAATGGTTATTTCTGGCCCCATACTTCCGGTAGATTTCACCCAACTGGATTTTATCTTCCCACCCATCTTCCGCGCAATCTCATTCGCCGCTTGGGTAATGAGTGCGGGTTTACCTTGAGCGTTTAAGCCGTTTTCATCGCCATACATAGCTTGCGTCCAATCACCGCCGACTTTTAGATCAAGGCCCGATAACTCTTTGGCCACTGGTGAAACTTCACCCTCTGCTTCAAAACCTACCGATTCTTCAGTGCTCTGGCCCTCGTCGTTAAGTATCTTATCCGCTACCCCTTTGCCCAGGTACTCTTCGAGTTGTTCGGGTGTTTGATTAAATCGGGCGTCTCTATCGTTATCGTTTTTATCAAAGATAACGATATCAAATTTACCATCACGATTCACATACCGGATTCGATTAATGTGTTGGGATAAATCGTACCGATCCGCTTGTTGATCACCCGTTGTCCACGCTACCGAATCACTGCCGTTATCAATCGCTTGGCTGATGGCCTTTTTCATTAACAAAGAGATATAGGCGTTCGTTGCCTTGTTATTTGAATCCGTGACGAAGGGTGCGGGAGGAACACCGAACTCGGGCAACCGTTCCAACCTTCGTATCTCATCTTGGATAACGACCCTTTCGGTTTGCAGCGTATCGAATTCCTCGTCCACATCATCGGGAAACCTGAGCGCCAATTCGCGTACACGCTTGTGTAATTCTTGATTTCTATTTTTCAACTCGACGAGCTTCAGCTCTTCGGTATTCGTTAAGGGGCGATTAAACCCCGATTTCCGTCCCGCTTGACTTCGTTGCGACTGCACTTCTTCAAGGAACAAGACTTTATTACCGTTCGCATCAATTCGGGTATTGTGTCGAATCCAGCCAATTTGCTTTCCTTGCCCAACATCACCAAAATGCGTTGTATCGTGTTGGTTATGGGGTTCTGTAGTCGGAATTGTAACGACGAGTTCTCGGTAATCTGTGCCGCCGGGTAGGGTAAGTTGCGCGGAATTGTGCTTGGCTTCTGTAAATTCCGCATTTGTAGATACGTTGTGAAATTCATCGATAGCATCGAGCCATTTTTTCGCTTGCCCTTGAAACTTTTCTGGGAGGTCATACGACTCTAAATCCCCGTCCTCCAAAGCGTAATACAGGTCATCATCAAAATATTCTTTACCGTGTATCTGTAACGGTAGATTTTCTTTTCTAATTCCGTCAAAAAGTTCTTTCGCATACCCATCGGCTTCCGCTTTGAGCGCTTGCTTCCGCTCTTCTGGAGAAATCCCACCCAACATCACATCCTCAACCTTCACGCCATTAGCGTCCAGAAATTCACTAACTTGTGCCCGTGTAACTTTACCAGAAAGCGAATCTAACCAATCGGTAATCCCCGACCAGTAAATTTCATCTTTCTTTACGTCAAATCTAGGCGCGTTGGCTACCAGCCAGACTTTAACTTGTTGCGCATTGCCGAATACCTTTTCCGGTGCCTTTTCAATCGCTTTGCTTAAAGCAGAATAGAAGCGCGGTGCGGGTTCTGAAGTTTGCGCACTAAACATCGGTGCTGCTTCAATATCCGCAGCACTAAAAGGGCTAGATTGGATTCCACGACCTGTTCGCCCCTCGGTTTCTTCCGCAGTCCGTTGACCTTCCCAAAGCGGCACCCCACCCCAACGTTTAGTATTGAGTGCAGGCACAATTGAAACTACAGAATAAACTTGGCCGCCGTTTAAAGCGTCTTTCTGCTTGCTGACAATTAAAGCTTGTTGTAGCCTTGAAGATCGGAACACATAGTGCCCTCGGTCTTGGAATATTTGATCAAAGCCTTTAGCAATTGAGGAAACGTGACGTGCGTAATTTTCCGCAACTTCGCCGGTGTAGCCCGGAACCATCCGGCGGTCGCCTTCCCGTACCGCGTTATCGTGAATGTGCGTAATGCCAAAACCTTTATGCTCGGCAGTCGCTTTACCGACGCGTAATTTAATCGGTAAACGCTCAACGCCTTTAGCTACGGCACTAGCCGGAGTCATGGCGATAGCACCGTTCATATTGCCTTCGTAAGCTGGTGTTTCAGGAACGATGAAATCTTCAACCGATTTACGGATACCGTGCAGACGACGGGACTCCATGACTTCACTATTAAATTCGCGTGGGGCGTTTAAATCCGTTTTTATTGCGGATTGCAGACTCGCTTTTAGCAAATCGTGTAAATCGTTTTCCGTCATGGTACCCGCGATAAAGCTGCGGCCTAATCCATGAGCGACCAAGAATGATTTGATTTGGGATAATAGGCGTTTAAACCAACCCGCTTGCGGTGCGTATTCACCTAATTTAGCGATAACTTCCGCGATAAACGGCTCGCTACCTTCGCCCATGTGCGCATAAGGTTTGTTGCCATTGGCGTCAGTGCCATTCAGCACTTTATTCCATGTCAGATTAGCCAGCGATCCGGGGATCTTGGCTTGATTAGTGATTTGGTTTTGCAGCGCTTGGTAGGCTTTCGTGCCCAGCATCCGACGAAGGTTGAAATGCTCCCCGATCTCGTGCAGAACTACAGCATTCAATCGTTTTTTGGGGATCGCGTTAATATCAAGAAACGCCTTCCCCTTTAAATAAACTGCTTCTGCAGCCGAATATTTTTCCGGATTGACTGGCCAGCCTTCTTTGCCTTGGGTGAAATTCAGCACGCCGCTTTCTACTAAACGGGCTAACCCTGGGCCGTACGCTTCGCCTAAATGCGCGATCGCTTCTTCAGGTGAGTTAAAACGGTCGTTTAGTTGTTGCTGAACGTCCGGTTCTTTAAGTAACGCTTCCGCTATTTTGGATTGCGTTGTCTCAACAGGCCCTGCGTTAGTAGTTGTTGCTCCAGCTCCGCCTCTTTTTCGTCGTGGTGCCTTTTCAGCTCTAGGAGGCGCTTGCGGTGCTGCCCCATTATCCTCGCTGGTTGGTCGGCTAACTCCGACATCCCCAGCCGTTCCAGTCTCGTTTCGTCTGACATACTCTTCGCCTCGTTTACCAGCGTCAAGTTCCCGGCTGGATCGTTCAAAAATAGTGGATAGCTCTGTTCCGGGTATTATAGGGCTTTGGCCTAGGTAAAGGCCAACTCCATTTGGCTTTTCAGCTCCAGGCTTAGATTTCGGGTGCGCTATTTGGTCTAAACCCGTTTGTTTAGTGTATTCCGCGACGCGTTGCTTAGCATTCTGCATCGCTTGGTTTATAGACGCATCTGACCCACCAGTGATCACCGCACTCAGCTCATCGCCGCCATGCCGTATTAATACCGCGTTGCTACCGGCTTTCTGCATTTCGTCGGCAAAAATGTCACTAATGTCGCGGAATACCGGATTCGCTATCGCGTGGTTGTTGTTAAAATGCGAGTTCAAACCACCTAAATTAGCAATATCCGCATCGACAAAGTGAGCCGTTTCGCCGGTATCCGCAACGTGTTTCATCACCGCTTCAATGGTGGGTTCCTTATCGTGCGGTAAATGGAAACCCGTAACAGCGTCCATGTCTTCTTTAGGAACGATTTTTTCTAGTGCCGCTTCATCCGTAAGCCCCGCATCACGGGCAAGCTGCCGGCGTTCCGCTACCCGCTTTTCGCTAGGTGACATGAAATCCGTCTGCCTGCGATCTTGAGGGGAGCGTTCGGTTATTTCTTGCCCTTCTTGCGATGGTTGTTCTTGCGGGGTTGCGTTCTGGCTTTGGTCATTTAGTTGCTCTGGTTGTAGTGAGGATGTTTCGGATGGTGCTTGTTCAATATTCCCGTTCCCTTGTCCGCTTGGTTCCACTCCGCTGCTGTCGATTGTGGGATTTCCACCCGCTTTGCGAATTCCGGGTTGTGCGCTGCCGCCGCCATCAGACGGGCTTGGGCTGGACTCTTGGAGGGCGTTTTGGTTCTCCGTTAATTGCGCTCGGCGTTCACGCTCGGCGGTAATTAGTTGTTTCTGTTCGCTAGTTGCGGCCCGCTGACGGAATAAATTAGTTAGCGCAGCATCGTCCAAAGTCTGTATGGTAGTTTGGAAAGCTTCAGATTGCGGTTGGGTAATTCCGGCATCTAGGGCGGCGTTGGCTGCCCTGTTCAAAACACCATCGGGTGCAGCGGCTAACTGCTCTTTAATGGGGGCAGCGGCAGCCTCTGACGCCGCTTGTATTTGCTCTTCAGGCGTCGGTGGTGTTCTGGAAGCGATGTGCATTTCCATTGCGTCCAACACGGTTTGGGCCGAATCCCCAGGTTTAGTCGGGATTTCCAATTTCGCGGCAGCATCGGCTAATCGTTTAGTAACGACTTGACCTAATCCAACAGAACTATACGCTTTCTTATAGTTATCTATAAAGTTTTGACTTTCATCAAGAACGGCTTGCTCGTGCTCGTCCGGAGGCTGAAAACCCTGTTCTTCTTGGGCGCCCGGTAATACTTCCGCCGCCGGTGTTTCTGATTCTTGCGGCATATAATCCGCCAACATCGTATCGATATCCGCAGGTTCTGCAGGCAAGTTACGTTGCTGCTCAATGATCGCTTGTTCTTCAGGGGTTGTTTCAGGCGTTACGGGTTGCGCATGGGTTAAAGCGCCTGTCGGTGCGCCCATACCAAAACCAGCTACCGCGCCAAGGGCTGCGGCATTGCCTACCCCTTCCATCGCATCTTTACCCAAAGCGACGTTAGAAGCCGCCTGTTCTTGGCCGGATTGCGCAGTTTCTTGTGCTGCTTCGACTCCGCCCCCTTCCAAAGCTCGGCGTGCGGCGTTCTTAGTAGTCGGTGCAATGGCGTTTTGGCCGCCGATTAGCGCGGTGTTTACGTCCCCGACGCCTAATTTATTGGCTATTTTTCCGAAACCGCCCGTAATTGCGCCCGTTGCGGCACCGCTTCCCGCTAAAATTGCGGTCTGCTCCGGGGTTAATAAACCGTTTTCCGTTTGTTGCCGCACTTGTTCGACGTTTTGCCCTGCCGTTACGCCACCTTCGCCAATTGCGCCAGCGGCTAGGGGACTCAATGCGGGCGCCGCTTTCATCACGCCTTTAGCAATGCCCGCACCGCCTAACATACTCGGTGCGGATTCTAAAATCGTGTGGCCAGCAACGGAGGGGTTTTCTGCGACGGCTTTTAGTGTAGGGACAAAACCCTCAGCATTTTGAACGTTTTCAAAAGCTTGTTTCTGTGCGGGGGAATAATTTTCGGAAAGAATATCTTTAGCGCGTTTAAAATCGACCCCATTTTCTTGCAACGCTTTACCAACACGTCCGCCGGTAGGGATATCCGCTAAACCGACTGCGGTTTCTGGAACTCCAATAGCGCCTTTGAGTGCGGTAATCCCAACGTCTTTGGCACGATCCCCGAAGGATGTTTCAGGGGCAGGTTGCTCGGGTTTCGGTAAGTAATCCGCCAAAATCGTATCAACATCAGGGGCTTGATCTTTTGGCATATAATCAGCCAACATAGAATCGATATCTGGTGCGGTATCCGCCATGTACTTTCCTTTGGGTGGGGTTATTCTGACATTATAGCCTATGCCGCTATTGCTGGATAGATCCTAAATCAAATGGCGCTTCAGGATGCTTAGCATTAAAGGCCGCGACTGCGCTCTGCTTCCATTCCGGTGAACGGTTAGGGTCCTGCATGGCTGCGGTTAACGCTTGCGTCCGAACTTGTCGAGCCTGCGCGTCGGCTGCGGGGTTTAATTCCTGCCCTGTGCGTTGATCAAAGGTGTGAGCTTCGCTTCGGGTGCCTAACAACGGGTTAGCCGGATCAATAGGGACTTGCAGGATCTTGGTCACGTTATTTGTTTTTTGCGCCAATTCTTGTTTTTTCAAGTCGCGATCCGCTTCGTCTTTTTGACGGTCATAGGCGGCTTTAGATTCACCTGATTTCATGGTGTGCTCAAGCTGCTTGTTTTGGAAATCAGCTTGCTGTTTGCTTTGTATCAGGTGAGCGCGGATACCTAACAGCTCTTTAGCGGCGTTCTGACGGCGTTTCGCGTTGCCAAATTGGGAAGGTGTCATGTCGCCAGTAGCCCCGCCATTCAAAGCGATATCCTGAAGTCTATCAATCTCCGAGGGTTGTGTCGGCTTTCCGTCCCCGTACTTAGCCGTTTGCGCGGCAGTATTGGCCGCGTCTCTTGCGAAACGAGCTTCTTTTTCTGGGTTACTTAAACCACCAGAGGCCACCATTGCGTTAACGCGTTTAATTCCCGCGGTATTGCCCGATTTAATGTAACTTCCACCGCCCAAATTCGCGTAATTAGAATCGTTTGGCATCAAGGTTTGGCCACCGGGCTGTTCCGCAGGTATAGCGGGAGTTTGTGGCGCTGGTTTTTGTTCTGCGGCGGGTGCTTCAGCCGGTGCGGGTGCTTCAGCGGGAGGCGCTACGGTAGCCGCTCGGGTAATAGGTGGGGCCTCTGGGTGTAGGGCATCGTAAGCCGCTCCACCTAGTGCGGTTCCTGTGATATTAGCGTTCTCTAAAAACCGATTTCCGGCTGCGGCAAAAGGCTTGGCGATTGCGTCGGTCACTTTATGGATACCGCCCCGAATAGGTGCTGCGATTGCTTCCCGTATCGGGTTAACGCCGCCGGAAGCCAGTACCTTCGCCGCTTGCTGGTCGCCATGCGCCGCTCGAACTTTTAAATATTCATCTTCCTGTTTAGGCTCTGTAGCGATATTGGCAAGCTCTGTTGCGCCGCCTAAAGCGCCTAAAGGCTTGGCCACAGCGCCGACTAAACTCTTACCTGCAGTCGCCGCCAATCGTCCAGTCGTTGCCGCGCCAGATTTAAGGTTATTTAGCGCCTCGGTTCCTGACATGCTGCCTTCTGCAAAAGACCCTGCAGGCTGTGCGGCTGGCGCTACGGGTTCGTGAGCGGCCATCGAGAACTCTGCGGGCGCATTTTGGGGCGCTAAAGATAAACCCGACATGGGCTCATACCCAGGTTTCATATTCGGCGCTTCGATGGGCGCTCTAGGCGGGTTTTTGATCGCGTGTTCTGCTTGGGATAAATTTTGTATGCCAGGAACCGTGCCCTTTCCGGAAGTGCCCACCGTGTCGTAGTTTTGAGCTGCTAACTCTTCCGCGCTCGGCGTAAAGCTGCCCACATTGGCCCTAGTACCGCCAGTAATTTTAGGTGCTGGCGCGGCTGGGGTTTTGTCAAAACCTCCAGTTAACTTCTCCGGGTTCATCTTTTGGCCTGCGATTTCGTCTTCCGTTGGGACAAAGCCCCCGTTAGCGAAACCCTGCAGATCCGTGTTTTCCAACATGGAGATATTACCGACTTGACTGGGCATAGAGTTTTGAAACATCTTAGCTTGCTGGTCAGCATCGGTTTGGCCAGTAGCGGACCGCATCGCGAAAATCCCGCCTTTCACTTTACCGCCGTCTTGAAAACCCTGCAATTGTCCCCCTCCGAATTGGTTGTTTTTTAGGGGTGCCGTGGATCCGACAAAGCCTGTATCTAAGCTGCCTATGGAAGACGTGTCGTAAACGGGTTTAACCGCCGCGCCGATAGCGGATTGCGAGCCGTTATCACCCATGATTTGTTTAGCCGTATTATAGGAATTGTCAAACTCAACGGGAGCGACCGGCTTAGGCGCGCCGATACTGCCGGAATCCGTGCTTAACGTTGGTGCTGAATTCAGACTGAAAGGCGCACTTCCTGGCGTCTGTCTGTCAGAGAAGGAGTTCCCGTTTCGATAAATGCCCGATACCGAACCGCCGTTTTGATAGCCTTGGACTGAATTTCTCATCTTTAAACCTGCTTGGTTCGCTTTCATTAATTTATCGCCGCCAACCAGATTAACGGCCTCACGATTCATGACAATCTCGCCTGGGGTTAGCATTGCGGGTACAGTATCAGTTGGGCCGGGTTTTGGCATGGTCGTATCTCTGGGTGTGGTTATCGGTTATTATAGCGGATATCCTTAGAATTTAGTATGTGTTAGGGATACAGGCGCCCGAACTAGTCCAAAAGTAACGTCGGAGAATATATCTAACGATGGGTCTAACACCTTATAGGTATTGCTTACCGTGTTAACAACAAGGGTAAACCCAACACTAAAAACGCTCAACGACTTGAATGCGCAAATAACCAAAGTGTCTTTCAGCTCCGCATAATTGGCGTACCCAAAGCCAAGGGCAGTCCAATCATACCCATCTGCGGGTGGTATGATTGTTCCATAAAGGTTTAGCACCGACCCATTTATGTGAAGCCGGTTAGTTTCGTTCCCTGATGAATCGGAGACGTTAACTAAGGCGATAGCAAAACGTGCAGAGAAGTAAACGGGCGACCCCCCGGATACCCCGACTGACACTTTAAGTTTTAATACCCGATTCAACAGTCCGCTTGACAACGAACACACCCAGAGCTCCCTCCCACCGATACCTAACTCCGCGTGGGTTACGGCTACGAGGGAAAAACCTAACCCCTCTTCCCGTATTTTCTGCGCAAAAGTTGTTCCACTACCCAAGCCGGAGGTATTTACAATAGACGTAGTGACCGTATTGTAATCGCTTGAAAAGGTTAATACCTTTATCTGGTCCGCTATCGGTATATGGGCTATCGCGGTAGCATCTGTAGTAAAATTTGTTACCGTGTTAACCGTGGAGACTGTAACCCCTGTGCTAAAAAGGGTAATGTGAAATGAAGCGCGTCCTCCTAGTGAAGTGAAGCTTATCCGATCGTCTACCAACACTGTGCCCGCCGTTACTGGTGAACCTTTTATAGCACCGTAAAACTGTAAGGTGTTTGTCTTAGTACCCACGTCCTCTACCAACAACCCTATGACGTAATCGAAGGTTGAACCCAGGGGAAATATAGTCTTATCTGGCGCTATAAAACCCGTAGAGAGTATGGTTCCCGACGGTAACGTGGGTTGCCCCCATCGGCCCCCTATATACAGGGTAACAGTAGCCGAACCCGAACCCGTCCATGAAATAGCTACTTTTTTTTCATCAGACCAATAAGGTCTACTTGCTATAGTGCTTGATACCGTATGGTACCCGTCCCCGGCATAAACGGCGTCAACTTTTCGCTTGCTCAATCCTTTGTATAAAAATCGGCTTTTAAACTCATTGTATACGGGAGTGCCAATTACCGGGTAAACCCCTGCGCCACTGCTAATATCTTCGATGGTTACGAACAGCCCCCCACTCGCCGCAGTAATATGTATCCGATTAGGCCGAGTATCCACACGAACCGTTACCTCCGTAGTCGGCGCGTAAGACGCGGTTAACGGCCCCGCTGTGCTCTGTAACATGTGCGCGAGCTGCGCTTTAGCATACCCCAACCATTGTGCCGCTAAAATAGGATCCCCCTCGAAGGTAGTAGAAGCGGCTAGGGAATCTTGCCAAAGGCGGGTATTGCGGGACATTATGCCGTGGTAGCCAAAGATACCATACTATTAAGCGATTGAAGGGCTGCAGAGGCCATGTTACTATAACCGGACGCTATGGCCTCAGTCTTTTTCAAATCTAATTCCGTATACCCTTGTTGCAACCGGTAGAAGTTTGAAAGAGATTCGACACTCCCTTTAAACGCTTCGATTCGGGCGGTAATAAAGGCGATGTCTTTCTGCAAAGCGCCTTTATAGACTTCCAAATTTGCTTCGACGTTGGTTTTATAAACGTCCAGACCGAGTTTCTTGATCTCCGCTTCCGCTGTAAATTTTTGCAAAGCGATTTCAGCGGTTGTTTTATAAGCGTCAATCTGTGCGCTGTATTGCGTTATTTTTGCGACGTTGGTTTTAACATCCGCATCAAGGATCGTTTTTTGAACGTCCACTTGCAACGTTACGGCTTTCAATTGTGCTTCATAAATGCTGAGTTTGGAAAGTTCCCCTTCCAGCTTTGCTTTATCCCCTTCGATGGCCGCTTTGTAGGCTTCAAAAGCTGCGACTCGCGCCCTGACACTGGTTTCAAAAACTTGTGCCCGAACAGCGTACTCTTTGATTCGCAGCTCTTCTACCGAAGCGCGTTTAGTTATGGCGTCGATGATTGCGCTGTATCGCTGAACCTGTAATTGCTGCACATCGACTTGAATCTTAGCGCCTTCGATCTGTTTAAATTCGACATCCGCGCGGAGCTTCAATGCCTCCAAGCTGACCTTATACCCCTCCAAGCCTGACAAAGCAGCTTTCAATTTGACTTCGTATTGATCGTTCAAGGCTTTCATCACGGCCAGCGCGAATTCATGGCGTGATTTTTCATGCTCAAATACGGTGATCAGCTTATCCGTTATTTCTTTTGATAGCGTTGTAGCATTTTGAATCATCCCTAAGCCGGTCTGTGCGTACTGAACAGCTAAGCTGCGCACCTGTTGCATTTGCGTTGAGGCCAGATTCATTACGAATTGAAGGTGCTGGATCTCTGCTTTACGGCGTTCAATGTAAACGTCCGTTGATACGCCGGCCAAGGTTTTTGCACCCTCGATTCGGGCTTTGTTCAAAGCCGAAACCGTAGCGCCTGGAGGAATGATGAATCCACGTTTATCGCCCTGGGCAAAAGTTGTCGCTTCGGAGGCTTTATATTCCACCTCGGCTCGCGCTCGCGCTCTGGAATATAGGGCCGCTTCGAACTGATCGGGTAAAATGCTGTTATTCATCCCCGCTAAAATCTTTGCGTTAATCGCGTCCCGTTGGGAATAATATTCTGGTGCGTATTTCGATACCCAGCCATCCACCACATCATCGATAAACGATTTCATGATGGGCAATGCCGCATCGTATTTCGCTTTCATATAATCCGCGTAATTTGTCGGCGCCGGGATTGCTTCGGGTGTCGCTATCGGTTCGTAACTCGGTAATTGTAGTGCCGGTGGTGTTCCGATATTGATAGGAGTTATCTGCGGGATGTTAACATCCATCAGGACCGGCTTGGCCGTATTCACCAAATCGTTATAGATATCCTCGACGTGAAGATCGGGGGCGGCTTCGTTCCAATCAGGCATAACGCTAGAGGGGAGTGTTTCAGTGAATAGCCCTGTCGTATTTATCGTCGGTGCGGTAGGTAAACCTGGGGAGGCGATTGTTGGTAAGTCAACTAGGATCGGAACCCCTGGTAACGTCCCATTAGGCGGTGTGTACGTCGGCAACGGTGTAGTATCTGCAGGCGTTGCCGTATACGCAGAAACAAAATCTGTTGGTGCTACCCCGAAGGACGTATACCCTATAGTGCCCCGTTTACCGTCTATCTCAGCTATAGCGCCCGCTGCGGCGGCTGCAAAAGTATCTGCGCGATCGACCGCAATACCCACTAATTGATCTACTGAAGCCGCCATTATTTAACCCGCCTTTGTAATTGGTCTGGTAGATATTCTACCCCTTGCAAATGTTCTATACCTTCTATTTTAAAAGCCCAATAACGTCCCTTATTACCCCGGCCTGGATGCGCTTTTCGCCCTTTGAAAGTCGATTTTACGCTCGGCTTATTAACTCCATCCACGATGGGTGTCACTTTATAAGTGTCGTCCCCATTGAGGTAAACGTAAGGGACATTTTTAGATTGGAAGATACCGAAATCATCTTCCATTGTTATTATCGTTCCGTTAATAGCCGCCGTCAAATCCGTATTACCGTCCAATAAATATAGCCCATCCGATTTGACCCCATAGGATTTCCCGCCTATGGTTGCAATGTGCATAAATGGGTAATTGACGTACCGCGTAACCGCGTTATTTACCACATTCATCACCAAAGCTTCTGTATTTACCGAAGCGCTCGCAAACTGGATAACTGGAAACGTCGCGATGCCTTGTCCGGTTATCGTTAATTTCGAAAGCCCTGAAGAAAAGCCTCCGCCTATAACGGTAATCGTCGCCGGTGCTAAAGCGTAAGAGCTTAAAACCGTTCCAAACCCTCGGCCTGTTACCGTAATCGTCTCACTCGTTAACGCGGAATACCCTAAAGACGATCCGAAACCTCGTCCGGTAACTACCGAGCCCCCGTATATTTGTGGAGAAGTCGAAATGCCTCCGCCAGATACGTTGATAACCGCTGGCGCAGAATAGCTAAAACCGAGTTGCGTCGCTAACCCGCGCCCCGTGACGGTAAATTCGTTATTAGCGAGTACCGTAATTACTGGAGTTTGTGTGAACCCCTGCCCGGTGGCTATTCCACCACCAAATACCTGGGGTGTAGTAGAAAAGCCCCGTCCTGTTACGGTATTTGGAAAATCCGGGGTGATTGCTATTATAGGGAACGGAGTAGAAAATCCGCGTCCAGAAATGTTAACGTTAGGTACATTCAGTGCCGAATGAAACCCACGTCCTGTTGTATTAATGCTGGCGGCATTGAATAACGCTACCCCTCCTAAAAGCGACATGGGTAAGGAAGCCGGAGTTCCTGTAAACGGGGTATTCGTCGTCGTTATGACAGTAGGAATATATCCAGAAGCTACAATACCTAACGAAGTCGGGGTATCCGTATACGGCAATGTCGCGATACCCGCTGCTGTATTACGAGTAGGGGCGATAACCCCAGCTAACGGATTGAGGTACAGATCCCGTACTTCCGACTGGGATAATTTCCTATTATATAGCCTTAGGTAGTCAAACGTGGTATCTGCGTTGCCTGTACCTCCTATTCTGCTAGTTGTTGGAGTGCCAACGGTAGTACCTGATGTCGCTGCGGTCGCATATAAAACCCCATCGATGTACAAAACCCAGTCAGAAGCCGTTGTACTGTTAGGACTGTTACCTGTCAGCACGTAATTTCGGTATTTCCCTACACCCGATGCCTGTGTAGGCATTGTCGAAGACTTTATCGGTTGTCCTGCAGTAGCAGGCGCGCGCCCCCAATAAAGAGGCCCTACCGCTTGATCATTAGTAGCCGTTATGTGGAAATAGTCGGAAGTCCCTGCCAGCTTTAAAGTGAGCCGACCCATCGTAGTTGTGGATGTACCAGTATCTTTAGTACGCCAACACACACTAAAGGGTTGCCCTGTAGTTAGAAAGGTTCCTGTACTTAGGTCTATAACTGCCGTTGTAGCATTTAATAGGACTTGACTACCTGTGTCCCCCGATACGTGGACGGGTGTGTTGGTATGTGCGCCTGTAATACGCCCCACTAAATCAACAGACGAAGTACCGCTAGGTTCGTTTAAAACCCAATAATTTAACAGTCCTACCGATAAGGGGTGCGCTTTATTTAAGTACGGCTTTCCAAGCGGTTTAATCCTTGTTTTTGGATTGGAGTTCAGTGCCATTAAATTACGCTTTGCTTAATGCCTTGGAATTGCTGACCTGCGGTATTAGAGGCGTGTAAAGCTACCCCCGTGTTTTGGCTTATGTAAATTCCCCAAAAAGGGGGGAGAACCGTTAAGCCTAACGCCGTAGCAACACTTACCGGGCCGTAATAATACGTCCTGTTTGAGGTTGTAGAATCTACAAACATCGTTGCCGCCAACCTCATAAACCCGTCCCGCATACCTGCGGATGTTAAGGTTACGGTAGCATCCGTGCCGCCAATGGTATCCAGTGAGGTAAAAGCACTGTAGCTACCCCATACATAGACGTTTATGCTCGTGTTGATCGTAGGTGTCGTGCCTACACTGACCGTCCCCATCACGAGGGCATCGACATACAAATTCGTAGTATTGTCTACCCGAGTCGATTGTCTGCCGACACTAAAATCGCTACTGCTGGCTAATGAGTTAGCCGCCAGTGCAATAGCCGTAACGCCCGCACCATAATCTACTGATATTAAAGCCATATTACACCTATACCTTAAAAATTACTCACGCAACCTTCGTTAGTTGTAGCAACGCTACTACCCACTGCTAAGTTATGCTTATCCAACCCGATGTGGGCGTATTCACTGTAAAAACGTCGGCTACCGAGTTAACTGTTGATCCTGTCGTAGCGGTGTTGAGATCTACTAACCAAAGTAACTTAGCTGTGGTAGCGTAGGTTGCTGGCGTAACTGGCTGTATGCACACTAAATACTTTGCGGTGATCGTTACGGGGTTGCCAAAAGCGGCATTGCTTGAATTCAGCCATGTCGTTCCTGATACAAACGTAACCGTCGGGGAGCCGACGTTAATTGGCGCGCCATTACCTGATGTGATTACGTTAGCGCCTAAATCCGCTGCCGTGGTATGTGTAGCGCCAGGAGTGTAGCCACTAGATACCAGTATGAACATGCAGCTACCAGCGGTCGCATTGTCCCACACCCTATTTCCAGTGCCCATTAATACCGAGAGCATTTGATTATACTTGGTGACTGTTCCGACGGCCATACCCGTTTCCTATTAAGAAATGTTTGTAACCGGGATACTGAAGCTTTGAATAACTCCCGTTTCCCCGATGGCGTAGGTGACTTTTGACATCTGTGCATCGCCTGATGTAACCCCTACAGAAAAATCAATACGTGGAAGTGTTGTTGAAACACCACCGGCATCTGTGGGATTACCTACAAAGCGACCATAACCAATTGTGCCGCCCGTAGAACAAACAAAAGTCCACGCTTCGGCAGAAGCTTTATCTATGGAAGCCGCCCCACCACCGGTATCGACGACTGTGCCGAAGTTGAGGCCGTTCGTTGAAGTACCTGCTGTCCAAGCGCCACCAGCTAAGGTGGCTCGGCCTAAAAACGTGCCGGTAACTGCGGCATCCGGGCTTGCGGGTTGCGCGCCAGAATAGAAATTGATAACCCCCGCAGCTAAATCAGCCTTGACAACTGAGTTGAGGAAATCGTGAAAGACTTTGGTGGAGTATCGGAAGGCCATGATTTATATACCTTTTTTGGTTAAAATTAAATTTAAAATTTGTTAAACGCCGTTCCCCCGGCATCGTGCAACGCCACGTAGCGCTGTATTCCGTTATTATATACCATTGCTGTCGAACAGCTAGTCCCCATTGGTAAGGAAACTTTGGTTTCTGTCAAGGGGGTAAATGGAAAAGCGCTGCAAATTCCTCGGACAGTGTGGATCAAGAGATAGTCATTGGGGAATTCGGTATCGGGCTTACCCTGTATTTTTACAATGGGTCTGCCGGGAACAACGCCGTAATTCGCCAATTTAATAAGCCCTTCTTCGGTCGTATACGCATAGATTTCTTTTTGCGTCGCAATAATGATACCTTGTGGGACGGCTTTTAGGACTTCAACTCGTCCGGGAATAATAAAATAATCGGTATCGTAGTTGAACAAATGGTAGTGAAACGGTTTACTAAACCAGACTACCGAATGTTCCCCTAAATCAGCGCTCGCCCAAAGTTTTGATTCGAAAATCTCTATTTTATCGGCGTTATCCGGTAATGGCGCGGAATTAACCTGTGGAGGGGCTATCTGATTTCCGTATTTAACGTCATAAAAAACCTCACCGCCCGCTTCGGTCGCATAAACGTTAGTGGTGTAGCCCGCCAATGCCGTAGGAGTAATCAAAAGTTCTCCCGGTGCCGTGAGCTCTACAGTTTCGACTAGAGAAGCTCCGCCTTCTAAGCCATCGGCATTCGAATATGTATAAATAACGTTGTAAAGCCCGGCAGGTTTTGTGCCTCCGGTTATCACGATATCCGGACTGCTGACCGGAGTTGGAATCCTGAGATGCGAAACCGTTTCCCCGAAAACAGATAAGCCGTCGTTCGTAAATAACGTTCTGGAAAAATCACAAAACTCCGTAGCCGTCGTGGATGCTATCGTAATTAGGGTCAGATCGATACCTACTCTATACAAAACGCCAGAAGAAACAATGTATGTTTCACCATCGAGGGTTGTATGCGAAGTCGTAATAGGTACGGATAGCGCCGATTGAAACCCTAAGCGCTGAACGAGACCGCCCCTATTATTAACATCGACGTTGATAGCGTCCTGCAGCGCAGACTTTTCAATATCCCTTGGGGATACGGTATTTTGAATGCCCTTAAACGCTTTGACTATCATCCAAATCCTCTTCTGACACTTCTTCCTCAGACATGCGTTCTTCAGACCACTGTAAAAAATCGTCGGGGTCTAAGGGGTCAAAACCATCAATGATCATCGTTCGGCTACCTTAAACGCTAAAGTAACATCGTCGGCTTCGCCGTTACTTTTCACTATGTGGTTTGTTATCGAGAATGTTAATACCCCGACCGGAACCGCTGAGATAGTGACTTGCGTTGAAGTCGCTGTGAAAGACGTGCCTGTTAAAGTAACAGTATCTGTTGCGACCCATGTTGAAGACGTAACAGATTCTGTAGGCGGTATAAGATTATAAGCCACGGCTTCCCAAACGATACCGTTATCCGTGACGGTAGCACCTACGGCTGTGGGCCAAACGGGTTCCGTAGCGCCGGACTTTCCGGGATTAGTTGCTTTGAAATAGAGTCCGGTAAATACCGTAGGCACTACGATATCGTAATCGTCAGTAGCGCGAGAGTAGTAAACTGTCGCCGCGATCCAAGTATTAGGGCGATAGATAATACCCATCGTTCGGATACTATCCTTATCGTGGTAGCCCGGAATTTTGAAAGGCCCTTTGGCGGTAGCAGAGTATATCAAAGGTATCTCCTACGAAATTATCAGGTTGTTCTTCTTTTCAATTATAACAGAAGAACTCAGTTTCTGATAGATTACTGTTTTTGCTTTACTTTCACAAATAATTTTATTCGTTTTCGCTTCAATAATAACCCATTCCACAGATTCCGTCCCGCTGGGGATAATCAACGTACCCGCGAATAGTGTAACGGTTCGTCCTTGAAGCGGTACAGAGAGTGCAGTTACTGTTGTTCCGGCAGAACCCGTGCTTTGTAAACCCGCCAATAACGGAGCTATTGCCGCCTTAATCGCGCCGATATTTAGCGCCGATGTTGATCCACTTAGGCTATTGCTAATTGCAGACTGAATTACGCCTTGTACTGTTGCAAGGGCTGTTCCAGTTAAGGCCCGTGTTACGTCAGGGGAAGCATAGGAAACAGAACCTTGCCCAGACGTAATAACTGAACCTGATAGGATACCAGTTAGGCTTGATTTCAGCGCACCGCTGAAGCTCGTTACTAATGAGCCAGTTAAAGCCTGCGAGATAGCCGATTGTAGCGTTCCTGCAGCACTGGTCGAAGCGATTCCTGTTAACGTTTGCGTCGATGAGGACGACATCGTTAATGTACCCGCAGAACCCGTCATTGAGGAACCGGTTAACTGAATGACCGTTCCTGAAGTCGCGGTTACTGTTCCTGCTTGTGCGGCGGATGAGGCACCTAATAAGAAAGCTGTAGAATTCGCGAGTACTGTTCCGGAAGCCGTTGTTATCGCGATTCCAGCTAAGGTGCTGGATAGCGATGGCGCTACCGAACCTATTTGACCCGTCGATGCGCTTCCGGTTAAGGATACCGTCGAATTCGGGGTTAGTGTTCCCGCTTGAGTAGCAGAACCGGATCCGATTAAGCCGTAAGTAATGGCCGGTTTTAACGTTCCCGCTGAACTGGTGGTCGAAACTCCGGTTAATGCAAAGGTTTGGTCAGATCCTGCGGATACTGAACCAGCGGCTGAGTTTACTGCAGAACCAGTTAAAGCGTCACTTATGTTGGCTACTACCGTTCCGGCAGCACTCGTAACCGCTGAACCCGTTAATGCAACCGTCTGATCACTACTCGTCGTTACCGTTCCAGCAGAACCGGTAATCGCTGTGCCGGAAAGCGTATCGTTTATATTGGGTACGACAGTTCCTGCTGATCCTGTAGAACTTGAACCCGTTAACGAAACTGATGAGGCCCTGGAAACAGTTCCCGCAGCCGAAGTTATCGCGGATCCGGATAAAGCGTCGCTTATGTTCGCGATGAGAGTTCCAGCAGATCCTGTAGAGCTTACGCCTGTTAACGCGAATGTCTGGTTCGCACCCGCTGATACCGTGCCCGCGGCAGAAGTTATCGCTGAACCGGTTGTTGGCGGCGTTACATTGGCGATTACCCCTACATTCGCAGAGAAATTAAATATCGTGTTCGTGGAGAACGCGTTTAGTACACTAAAGTCGGTACTAACGGAAAACGGCGGCGTAACCGAAGTGCTAACCGCTGCGGCTGACCCTGTTAATCCTGTGGAAGTATTAGCTGTTACTGAACCTGCGGAGCCGGTAGTAGCAGAGCCTGTTAAAGCGTCTGAAATAGCTGGAGTTAGCGTTCCTGCTGAAAGAGCCGAGCTTGAGCCTGTTAGCGCCAGAGATATATCGCTACTCGTCGTTACTGAGCCTTGTCCTGATGTTACCGCTGTACCCGAAAGCGTATCGTTTATATTGGATACGACGGTACCCGCAGATCCAGTAGAAGCAGATCCAGTTAAAGCGCTAGAAATAGCCGAAGATATTATTCCGGCGGATCCAGTGGAAGCGGATCCTGTTAACGCGTCACTTATGTTCGAGACTATCGTTCCAGCGGAAAGCGTTGAAGCTGAGCCTGTCAGAGCTACCGTTGTATCGTTACTTGTCGTTACCGTACCCGCTGCGGCACTTATAGCGGATCCCGTTAACGCGTCACTTATGTTCGCGACTACTGTTCCAGCCGCTCCAGTAGAAGCAGAACCCGTTAGGGCATCACTTATGTTCGAGACTATCGTTCCAGCCGCTCCAGTAGAAGCGGATCCAGTTAAAGCGTCACTTATATTCGCGGTAAGCGTTCCCGCTGAAAGCGTGGAACTCGCGCCAGTTAAAGATAAGGTAACGTCACCTCCGCCACCGGGCGCCGTAACAGTACCCGCAGCAAAAGCTGTGGCTAAGCCGACTAATGGCGGTGTTACATTAGCGATAATCCCGATGTTAGGGGCGAAATTAAATATCGTATCCGTCGAGTACGAATTCGGGACGGTGAAATCGGTACTGACAGAGAATGGGGTAAGCGTAGACGTGCTTACAGTAGCAGAAACGCCGGTTAGAGATTTTGTTACATCACCGGCTACTGGAGCCGACGATATCGCGCTTATCGGCGCTTCTGATATCGAATTTAGCCCCAGCATGGCTTTACCTTACGCTTTAATAAACGTGATAGTGTAGTTTAACGAACCCGACGCGCGAATATAGTACCGAAAGCGCTCAGAGTGCTTACAGTGAAAGTCGCATTACATACTAAAAACACCGCCGCTGTCGAAGCTTGGTTAACTCTAATCATTGGTACGGGAAACGATATCGGACTTGCCGAGCCCGGAACCGTGGCGGGTTCTACGACTTGGCCTAGCGTACCCGCAGTACCCAATGTACCCGTTGTAGATGATAATCCAAAGTTTAGAAGCGTAATGCTGGTGGTTGCTGCGGGCAAATAGCTTATATTCGCCCAGACGTCCCAATCACCCGCTGTTAAAGATAATCCTGCGGTTATCACGTTTACAGAAGTTGCTGTGGTTAAAGTTGTACCGGGGGTTGCAATGGTAGCAGTTAAATATTCACCAATGGCCCCAGCGTTAGCATTATTCACCGCTGTGGTTCCAACAATTCCGGCGGTCTGGTTTATTGTCATTGCCCCTGTATTTACGTTCTGGGTAAAGCTCAACGTAAATACAGGAAGAATCCCCCTGTTAGCCGTAGGAGCTCCGAAATACCGCAGCGTGTCATCTTCACACCAACAAATTAACGAGCAAGCTCCTGGGTCATCCCTACCCATAAAAGCGCCTTGCTCAGTGATTGCCACATTATGTGACCAATATTTCATAACAAGCTGGTTCCCAGCGAGTATGAATATTGGGCTGTTTTTATTGACTGCTGAACAAGAACCCTCCCTAAAATAAGATGTATCCTGGCTTAAGACTTCCTGATCACCATCCAATAACCGGGTTAGTATCCGGCGATCACCGACGACTGGGGAGTTGAATAAGTCCATTATAGAAGCGCCCCAACAGCTACGACATCAAGGGCCGTGGTCGCGGCAGTAGTCGTAATAGAAGTCGAAATATACATTGACCATGCTGCCGGTAGGACTAAACCCGTATAGGTTTGGAAAATCTGAAAACTAGCTACCGTAGTGCTGGGTGTCACCGCAGTAATTAACAGCTCATCGAAGGGCCACCCTGTCGTTCCATCGCTTAGCCATACCGTAACTGTCTGGGCTACCGTTGCGGCTACAAAAGACGATGACGAGCCTTTCACGTAAATACGATCAATCCTCACCCCGTTTGTTGTGGTTGGTACGAGCTGGAAAATACTCGCACCCGCTAAGGAAGCAACTGCCGTGGGCGCGCGTGTTGTGCAGGCGGTAACAGCAGCTAACGATGCAGCGACCGCATAGGGCGCCTGTGGGGTGATTACTGAATTGGGTGTTACGGCCATTTAGATGCCTCCGAAGGCTGCTTGAATGTTGGTTATAGCTTGAGCGGCTAGATAAGCCGATGATCCAGAATCGTAAATTATTTTTTCTGTGCCTGTTGAATCGACGCGGGCAATAGCTCCCGCTTTAGGGTAAAGCTTTTGCTGCCCCGAAGATTGCACACCAGGATTTGTTTGTTCAACTAATGTGAGAGTGCTCATAATACGGCGATATCCCCTAATGCGGTTATGGTGCCTAATATAGTTAAATTCGTCGATGAAATCAATTTTCTATTTGCTAATACTACCACCGCATCCAATGTCCCAACTACGGAGGAAACAGTAGTGAAGTCAACTTCGTCTGCTGGGATCGTACAAAATACGGTTGCTGATGCGCCAGTTAACGAGATTAAGGCATTTGAGTTAGTCGATGTCAGTACATAATCTCTGGAGAGCGTAGAGGGCGCACCGATTGTTAATGTTCCGTATCCGACTTCCCAAGCAACTCCATTGAGTACGCAATATCCGACCTGAGTTCCCGTAGGGAAACTCGTATCGTATGATGCGAATCCAGAAACTGCACCGGCTAAGGATATCGTTCCTGTGCCAGCAGTAGTAGTGGTTTCCTGGACTCGATCATTGAAGTTCATTTATGCCTTTTGGTTACTCAGGTAGCCTTTAGTCGTAAAAGCTATCTCTACGGGGACACCTTTATTTAATCGGTTCCCTAATGTTTTCCTGCCGATCCCTAATTCTTTTTCCCATGCTGATAAAGGAAGTGTCTTTCCTTGGAAAGTATACCTTACTTCTGGCACTAAGCTATCAGCAGTTGAAAAAGCTTTTTCAATTGGCATCCCGCCGTATAACCTTTTTATTAAAGTAGGTCTTTTAATCCCTAACTCATCAGCCCAAGCCTGTACCGATTGCGTCTTCCCCTTATACTCGTATAGCCCTTTGACGATAGCGGCTCGCTTCTCGGAATCCACCGGTTTATTCCTCGGTTTTGGATTCTCAATAACTCGTGGTGCGTAACTCAAATACTTATCCGTATTAAAGGCGATTTCTATCGGCACGCCCCGCTGTAATCTTTTCAGTAATGTGACACGGCCTATCCCTAGTTCTTCGCTCCAATCGGTGAGTGTTTGTGCCTTCCCTTTGTACTCATGCCTAACGTTATTCCGTTTGTTAAGGTTTTGCTCTTTCATAGTCGCCCATCGGCAGTTCTCTTTGTAATAGCCTAGATCGTTGTTTATGCGATCTATCGTTCCTCGGTCTGGACAAACACCCATATCTTCCAGGAAGTTTACGAAGAATTCCCAGCGTTCACAGTAATTAATTCCCCGCCCTATATAGTTTTTTGAATTTGATCTACTAGGGTTATTACACCGGGTCTTCATGTTAACCCAAGCTGAATACGTCCTTGTGGGAACACCTTCCGGTTTATGCCCGTGCTTTAAGTTTCTATCACCTATCGCCCTGCGCCGTAAGCACCCACAGGATTTGGTGTGCCCTACAGTTACGTTACTACGGTACAGTTCTACTTCGGCGCCACAATCGCATTTGTAAACAGCTTTTATCGTGTCAATATCTCGTATCTTAATTAACATATTAAGTCTCCAGTTCTTTCAGTTAAGGAGACTTATTATGCCACATACATTACTGCTAGTCAATAAGAAAATTCACGCTAAACGAATCAGCGCGTTTGTCGAATCATTCGTTGGTTGAGATAATGTAAAGTTGCCCGCCGTTATTGTAGTCGCACCGAATGTAAAAACAGCGACTGCGTTCTTACCCGCAGACGTATCGTTGTAGATCGTCAAGCAGTCGAAAGAAGTCGATAACGTTACGGTCGTCCAGACCAGTGACGCACTCGGCGTCCAGAAAGCGGTAGTACCTGTAGATGTCGGCGCAGTCGCATTCGTAACGGCTGTACCGGTCGCTGTATAACCGGTACCAGAAACCTCATTCGTCGCTGAGTACGCTGTGGTAGCCGCGCCCTGGGATCCGGACGCTAAATACAATGCGCCTTTAAAAGAATCTTTGGTAGTCGCACCGCGTACGACAGAAGTGCCAAAGGCGTGAAGACCGTTTAAAAGGTCTACTTTGAATGAAGTACAAATACTCTGGACGTTTGCCATCTCATTGATTCCTATACATATTTTTTAAAATGAAGCCTGCTCACTGAACAGATCTAACGGTTTTTTGTTGTAAACGTGCGTGCTGGATTTAACCAACTCATCATCCAAATGGTAATTCTCAGTAAAAGACATAAAATCCTCGTGGTCTATCCAGCCGGATTCATACCGCAAATCGCTTATCGGTAGGTTTCCTTTGCTTGTCCAGATTAAAGGTACTTCTTGTTCTGCTTGAGCCATGCTAAATCACCATTATCTTCGTTATCGGGTTTACCAGTCGGTCAACAAACGTCCACACGACGGAATTATCTGCTATTGTACCAGAAGATATCCAAAAAGGTTCAACAGTATTTGTGGTGCCCGCTGTAGTACAAACATAAAGGTATCCAGCAGACGCGATATCTGTCGGAACGACAAAATCCCCTACTACCGCTACTTTCCCTGCAGACCAGACATAATCTATCTTTGGGGTAATCGAGACTAAAGCGGCGCCTGTTTGTGTTGTCGTCAAGGAATACGTTGTTCCTGTCGAAGTCGTTGTTCCCGCGCTGGAATTATCGGAACACATCGCCGCAGATACCCGCCAAGTTGTGATGCCTGAAGTTTCAGAAATGTTACCGGATATCGCCATCAGAACACCACTAATTTAGAAATCGGATCGACAAGGGGTGCTACATAGGTCCAAACCACGGATCCATCTGTTACCGTACCGGAAGACGGCCACGTTGGTTGCGCGCCGCCCGTTGTACCGGCAGTCGTGCAGGTGTACAAATTCGGAGTAGCCGTTAAATTAGTCGGGATTACAAAATCGCCTATAGTGGCGGCACGCGTTGCTGTCCATGAATAGTTTATTTTCGGCGCACAAGTAACAATGGCAGGACCCTTTACAGATTCGGGTAAGGTGAAAGTAGCCCCTGTCGTTGAGGTAACTCCAGCATTAACGTTATCATTACAGCGCGATGCGGTTATCGCCCACGTAGTAACAGGTAGTGACTCCACTAAAGAACCAAAATAGTAGGCTAGGTTTACTGCAGCCGTAATTGAGATTGTTCGCCTCGGTGTGGCTAGTTGAAACGGATTGGCTAATAATAGCTTAACCTCAGTATCGGATAACGCCCTGTTCCACGCCGCCGCCCAAAATATCGAACCGTTTAGCCCTTGAGCGCCCCCTTTGAACTCACCCATTCTAAGGAATAAGTTACTGCTGTTATTGGCCCCCGACTGTGCCGCTGTGGTTGATTTACCGGGTGTATCGATAGCCAGCACGCCAGCTTTTGATATGCGCCCGACTATTGGCTTTATGGTATCGTTGGAGGTAGAAGTAAGTGTGCAAGTAGTTGCTGTGCCACCGACAAAACCGATAAGGTCTATCCCGTTGGTGGTATTAAACCTAAACTGAAAACAACGATTGCCGCCCCCTAAAGCTGCGCCGCTAAAGTTATCGTCATCCCACACGTTTTGAAAAGCGGATACTGAACCCCTTGCAACCACTAATAGGGTTAATTCCGATGTTGGTGTTATGCCGTAATCGGTATTAATCCCTGACGTTCCATTATTGGAAATACCCTTATAGTATTCAGTGGCATTTGTAAAATTGCCGATTTTTACTCCCGGTATCCCATTGACTAGATTAGTCTGAGTAATGCCGTCAAATAAGATCTGCAGCCCGCGGGTTAATGGGCTTGCCCAATCAACCCGCGTTAAAAATTGGGGTTGCGACCTTAACGGTGAGGTAGATGACACTTAAGCTATGCCTGTAACAGTTGTACAGTACGCCTCGACTGTAACGGATTGCCCCGTATTACCTGTGAATTCTATTTCGAGGCTCATGATTTCAGGGCCGAACGGAAAACTAAATTCGGATATGGCGTTGTTAGTTATCCCGCTACCAACTGAGTAGATAGTTTTCCAATCAACACCCGCGGATGCTGCCGCTGGCATTGTTGCATTGTGGGCAACCAATACGTTTGCAGTACATTGGATCGTCGGACCCGTAGCGCCATTGGTCAATTTAAATGTTAAGTTTCCACCCAATGCGGTTTGTAAATCGATCCGACCGCGTGTCGTTGACCCCGCGGTATTGGCCGCCGATGCAACGACTGTTGTTGCCGTCTTGGTTGCCGCTGCCATTACAGACCCCTTGTCCCGTTATCGTTCCAAACGATGCCCGACACTTGTTGAACAGTGATTGTGCCTTCGAATACCAAATCGCCGGGTGCAACCGTGGTGCCGGTGCCTGTTGCAAACAAAGCCTCTACTCTGTTTGCTGCTCGTTGGATTACTAATTGTACCGCGGGCCATCCACCTGCCCGTGACGCTCCCGACGCCCCTGAAGGTATGCCTACCAACGCGTCTTGTAGGCCCGCTTGGATGTTGTGCTTTCCCGTCGATACGAGCCCAGACCCATTTAGCGTCAGTAATACCCAAAGGTTGTCGCGCTTCAGGGCACATTGAGCGACCCAGTTAATGAAATCCTGCCCAGCCCCTGCCGCCGGGTTGCCGGGCGTGTAATTGGCCCATGTAATTGCATCTGATATGTCACTAGCCGCTGTGGTAGTCTTCCAGACGTTGAATGCAGACGCTGCGTTCATACGATCGGTAATAACCTGTATGTCGGGTTGTGCTTTAGCCAACTCCGCAGTCAATCCTGCATCTACTGACATGGCTGTTTTGACGATCGCGAGTTGTGCTGTGGTAAGATTCATGTGGGTGCCTTGTTAGTTTACGTTTTCGGGCGGGGGTTTTGTGAAGTCCCCGGTTCGTTAATCATTGCTTTCTCTAACTCGAAGAGCCTATCCCCGTGGTCGTCCGTCGTTTTCTCTAAAGCGCTTATCCGATCAAAGGATTTCTCTACAGCGATGAATTTCCAAAAGGCTCCTATGCTAAAAGCCAGCGCCGCACCTGAGAATAAAGTCACTAATCGAGATAGTAGGCCGTTCCTTCCGGCTTGTGTGGCCCTTAGTATATCATCTTGACTGACACGTGCCAAAAAAGCGTTTTCATGCTCCCCCATCCGTTTTTCGTGTTGCTTTAAAATATCCGTAATAGACTGGCTGTCTCGCCTAGCCTGCTCATTCTGCTGGTGTAGTGTTTTAGAAATCTCTCTGAGCTCTTCATACATTCGTAAAAACACACCTATGGTTTCTTTCCCTTCCTCTGTCGTGACGTTTCGTAACATTTGATCAATGTCTTCTCGAATGGCGTCCGTACTTCTTTTATTGTGTGTTTGCTCCGTCATTTCTTTAGCCCCTCTACGCGATCAGCATACGCATTAACTTGGTCGATCATTGAGGTAAAATCGTCACGGCATTGCTCCCTGCCTACAACTACTTGGGAGGCGTCACTGAACTTCCGTAAAAGAAACTCTGAAAGTCGTCCAGAAAGTTCGGGATGCTCTTCTTCGCTTCCTCCGTCTGCCGGTTGCGAAGGTACGCCGGGTACTGCAGGCGTAGGGGTTTGGCAGCTACGACGTTGCAATCGGCCTGGGTCGCGCAGCCCATTAGTAGCAGCACGTTGACGGAGATCATGCTCCAGATTGTTAATTTTTTGAACGGCTTCATTTTTATCGGCCTCATGTTGTTGAGTCGTATTAAAAAGCGCGTCCTTAAGATTCGACGCTTCGGTTTCCAATTTAGTTTTTAAAATAGCGGCATCACGAACTTGTTCAGCCTGTTTTGCTTCCCATTTATTGTTGATAAACGTGGAGGTAATATGTACCGTAGCGCCAGTATAGATAACCAGCACAGCTATCTCTATGGCTAAACGGTATTGTGGGGGAATCAAAAGCCCTAAAAAACCCATTGCTATTCTCTGATTTGATCTTTAAAAGAACTGCCCAATTTCTTAAGCTCCGCCGGTGGCTGTTCAAACCAATAATCAACATCCGTTCCTAAGCCTTCCAAGAGGGCGATTAATCCCTGCTGATAATACCCCGTGTTAAAGGTATTAAAAGGGTTTGGGTTGCCATTTAACTCATTCGGTATTGTGATCATGTGCATCTCCGAGGGTATAGTATTTTAACGTGGGGCTACCGGTAGCATCTACACGCATAAATCTTATTCTAGTATAGCCTTCATTTTTGGCGACCTCTAAAATATTTTTAAAATCGCGTGGCGTGATCGGTCTTACTAACCCTTTCAGCTCCCCTAATCCGTCCCCTATGGGGTCTAACACCACAGCATTACTGTAGGGGGGATACTGTTTGTGAGTGTCTTCGGTTGCAATAAAACGCAATAAAACGGCTCCTTCCTGCAATTTTTCTACGGTACACCTTTTCATGCCTTAGTGTTCCGGCTGCAAAGTGTTCAGAAAAGCGATCAAGGAGATCACATCCTCTACCGAAGCCCGAACGTCTAGGGGGCCAGCCAGATACTCTCGTACCTTGGATACTGTTTCTGCATCTGTAGGTATCACGCTAAAGCCCTCAACAAAGCTTCGTATCGCGCTTGGCGTTCTTCTAAGCCGTTTGTACCGCCATTTATGCGCCGTGTTATCAACTGGAAACGTTTTTCATCGGCTAAGGTGTTCAAATCGTGATCCTGCCAAAAAACACCGGCTACGCGAAAAGCGACTTCGGGTGTTAAGGCCAGATCCGGATTAACTTCTAAAGGGAGTTTTAAAATGTTCCCATATTTCTTGTAATTACCACGTCCAGTTAACTGTATACCGCCACGGCCACGGAACCGTTTGCCGTCACCTGGGTGGGTGTTTCCCAATTCTGCGGCTTTCTCAGAAGGGGGCTCATAAGCCGCTTGCGCGCCTTTCCCATCCCATAGCTCTCTTAAAAATTGGAAATCCAAAGTTTCATGTGCCACTTGCGCTAAAAAAGCCGCTACTCGTAGCTTAGTGTTGATCTCAAATTCGTCCATAGCCGCTTGAATAAACGGCAAATAGGTATTAATAGGTGCTTTTCTAGCCGCAGGTATAGCGGTCAGTAACTGTTCTTTAGTAATCCTCATGTATCACCTCGGTTCCTTCTTCTATAAACTTAATATCGTCCCAATTATCAGGTATTTCAGGGCTTTCCGCCTCGATTAATCGTGAGACTACTTTACGCGCCATAGACTCAGTGTCCGCGTCTACAGTAAATAGCCCTTTATATGAGTGCATTCCTTGGTACATAAACCGAACATGAAACCTTTTCACGATTTGTGGGGGTCAGGCTGGTCTACCGACACTTGGTCAGACGCTTTGTTGTATTTATTGTCGAAGCCGTACCCAACGCCAAGGGCCATCCCCACTTCCGCGAAGGTGGGGTACCACTCGTTTTTATGTAGCATTGCTATCCCGAAGCACGTTACCACAATACCACTCAACGCTTTCATGGTTGCGATGTGCTCTTCAAACAGGTACTGCCGAAGGGTACACGAGGTAGTCATGTGGTCATACCGCTTTTCATGATAGTGGTACAACATGCCTAGAAAAGCGAGGGTGAAAACCTCAGAAAAAATAGCAAACTGCATAAAAATCCCCTTGGGTAAGTGTTAATTATAGCCTACTTTAGTAATTGTCAAACCGTCCGGATAATAAATCATGCTTAAATTGCTCTACCATGAGTAACAGTTCTGCTTTATTTGAAGTACTTGAGGCAACCCAATCGTCCCCGTCCGGGCAAGAACCTAAGACTAAAACGCAATTCAATTCTCCCTTAGCCCCTTCTAAGACGCTATCTGGGTCTATGTCGTTTCGTGTGTAACCTGGGAATTGAACGATTTCAGCCATGTTACCCTACCGTCATGTCTAAAGGCACATCTGTTTGCCGCTCACGGATCACTACCGCAGGCAGCCGGGGGCCAAAACGCTCTTCGAAAAGGGCGAATTCTTTTTCTGATTTCTTTTCATTAAACGTATCGGTATCGCGTTTTAAGTAAGCTAAGGCTGCGATTCCGTAAATGAGGTCGGGATGCCAAATTTCATCAATTTCAGGAACGTCGCCGTCAGATTCCAATAAAACCGGAAGTCTTCGCACGTCCATGTATGCGGTATCCGCTTTAGTCGGTGTTCCGATAAAGGTAATTGACCGAACAAAAATGCCCGTATCGTCGCCGCTGCCCGCTTGAGTTTGATCCAAAGCGTAAGCATACGGCGTTCCTGTATAAACGGGTCGGCCAGAATAATACTGTTCGTTCCGGCGGAAGCTGGTACGTTGTAAAGTAATTTGGGGCTGTGATCCGAGGTATACCGATTTAACGTCGAGGTATCCACTAGGGAGGGCGTATTTGGCCTTCCACGTCAGATCAACATTTTGTACAAAGGGGACTGGGATATCGTCTTGAACGACCAAATTGGCGCGGATGCACGCATCGCGAACCGTGTCGTTAATGTAATCCAATAATTCGATATCCGACCATAGATAATCAGGTACTAAGTCATCGAGTCTGGATCGTGCTCTGCGGCGGATATCAGCGAGTGTTAACACAGGATTCCCTAGGTCAGTTTAAAAAGAACCCTGAAGCGGCCTAAACCGATCAGGGGCGTGTTTCAAACTATTATATGCTATCCTCAGCATCTTTAACGACTTTTACTTTTTTCGCTGCGGCGGCTTCCGCTGTGGCCTGGGCTACCGCGTCTTTTATCGCTTGAGCTTGAGCTGCGGCTGCGTCTTCAGCTACCTTTGCTTCAGCGGCTGCTTGCTCCGCGGCAAGTGCTTCTGCGGCGGCTGCTTGCTCCGCGGCGAGTGCTTCTGCGGCTGCGGCTGCGGCTGCTTTCTCTGCTTCCCACTCTTCCGCCTGTTCTTTAGTAAACGAAAAGTTACCCTGCTTGTCTTTAAAAACTTCTACCCCTTCACGAGTGAAGGCGAAACCGTTTTGAAAAAAGAAAGGCTCGTGGTCTTCTACTAAGCCGTGCGCGTGATCATACGGCGCTTCTCTGTTTAACTCTGCCATGTTAATTCCCCAGTCTGTTTTGTGATCGTACTTTGGTCATGTATCGGGTTTCTTCGGTTTCGTATCGTTCGCCGTGCCCATAATCCGTACCTACGGAGGTATCATACCACAGGGACGAGCCTGTAGGCCCTGAAGCATTGCCCTCACAAATATATCCGGTTTGCAACGGATCATCAGCCGGCACCGTGGTATCTTCGCCTTCAGGATACCCGATGATCGCGTTTACCATGATGCCGCTCATAATTAGTACCGAATTTTGAAAGTCTTGCCCGGAATATCCGATTTCAAAGGCTCGTCAATAGATTCTTGACGAAACACATTGTTGTTCGTTTGTTGTTGGCTCTGTACAGCGCCTCGAACTAAACTCTCGACTTCGCTCAAACCGTTTTCGACACCTGCTTTCAGTCCGGATTTAGGGAATGAACGCGTATCGCGCATGTCGTTTTCTTTCTCAACGTCAAAATCATGTACGTTGTCTCTTCCTGCATAACTGCCCATAGCAATCTCCGGAGTAAATTATAAAAGTTTGTGAAGCTCGTTAAAGCTTCACGATGTCTGGTATTTTAGAACCAAGCCAGTGTTACGTCAACAATGGCTGCACCAGCCGGAGTACCGACGCCTGCAGTCATTGTGATGGATACCGGACCTAGTGCTTCGATAGCCGCAGGGTACGGTGCCGTAACTGCCGCAGGGTTAGCTGTTCCAGTCAAATCCAAAGTACCAACTATCGGGTTTGTACCTTTGATGAACTGTGAACCCCAGCCCAATACAGTACCCGCCTGTGAAGGCGATGCTGCGGTGCCGAAAGTCAATACGCCGGCTGCTGACGGATTGGACGGTACGCCAACTGCGATGTTCGCAGGGGTAGTTGTACCGACGAAGTTGGTGGTGACTGAAGCGTTAATGTCGATTAAACGGCATTGGGTCGCGCCAGGAGGTACTGCCACAGTCCATGCAGCGGTTGTGGCGCCAGCTACGGTACGGGTGTACGTTTGAAATCTTGGGTTTTGGTATGACATATAAGTGTCCTCTATTTGAAATCTATTTTGGTGAAGCCCGCATTATTAAGTGCGGGCTTGTATCCATTTTGTCCGTTTTAAGCGGCGCTGTCCCATTTGATCACGCGGCTGTCAGCAGCATTCGGATGGCTTAATCCGAAACCTTCCAGCGCGTACCAAGCGATACCACGGCCACGGCCGTAATCGTCTGGGATCTTACCGCGAATTTCTTCAGGGATTGCAATACCTTCAGCAACAGTGTCGGCGCCCATGAAGAAGATCCAGTCAGATTTCGCGTTGTTCCACACATCGGCAGTACCGGTTTGTGGGTTGAACGTGGTGGAATCTGCTGCACCGCCTGCAGGAATGTGGGTTTGTTCGATAAAGCGGATACCGCGATAGCGACCAATTTCACCATTCTTGATTTGGGCAAGACCGGTTTCGGTATAGGTTTGGATGCCTTCCAAATCAGACTTCAACTGGACGAAAGTAGACGGACGGGCTACCGCTAAGTAGTCGCCGGCTTCATACGCAGGGATACCGCGTTCTTTCATCAGAGTTGAGATCGGTTCGACGTGGCCTTTGCCGAAAGCAACGTTGTTCGTTACCGTGGCCGTGCCGTTCGTAACCAACGTGTCCAATGCGGTAGCGCTGGTGCCTGACAAAGCTGAAACGCGAAGTGGGGTTTGGTTGAACTGCGCCCAAGCCGCAACGTCGAAGGTTTCCGCAACGTCGATTTTCAACAGCTTACGGATAATTTCTTTGATAGGTTGCTCAGACAAGTCGTCCAATTTACCAGTGTAAGGAACTGCTTGACCGTACTCGGTCATGGTGCCTGAGTATTGTGCAACTTTGAAACCTGATTCTGGCATTCTTTCAGTTTCGTCCAACGCACGGCCTTTAACAGACAGTTTGTTATAAACGTTCCAGTACCATTTTTCACCGCGTGATTTGCCAACTAAGGGTTTACCGTCCGCGTCGTTTTCTCTCACGTCACAAAGCTGGCGCCATTTTACAACGGGCAAATTTTGCAAACGTAAATAATCGGACAGGTTGGGTGCCCACATGTATCCGCCTTCATCGGCTACTGACCAGATTTGACCGCTCATATTTTTCTACCTACTTGTTTCGTGGGGCTTTCGCCCCGTTTGGTTTATAGCCGCCGACTGGCGGAGTTTAATAAAGCTCTTATGCTTGACCGCGTTTTTCTTTCATGAGCTGAATCGCGTCAGATCGTGTCGGAGTTTTTGGCGGAGGCGTTTCTTCTTTTCGTGCATTAGCGCTAGGCAACGTCACGATCTTCCGTTTGTTGGCCATGCGGTCTTCCATTGGGGGTACAATATCCGCCGGCGGAGTTTCTTCCGCTTTAGTTTCCATCGGTGCAGTTTCTTCCGCAGGCGGTGGGACTTCTTCAGGTGGAGCTTCGGCTGCCGGAGCTTCAGCTTCTGGCGCAGCCGCTTCAGGTGGGGCTGCCGCTGCCGGCGCTTCTGGGTACAAATCCGCTACCGCTTTTTGTAAAGCCTCAGTAGCTGACATGCCTTCTTGCCGGTACACGTCTGATAACGCCATCACTTTGTTAGCCGGTAAGCCGTCTTCACCCAATTCAGGATGTTTGGCCACCAATGCGTCTGCCGCGTCTGCGTAAGCTTGCGCTTCTTGCTCCGCTTGAGCCGTGCTTTTGGCGCGGTGTGAGTTCTCGGCAAAACGGTGTTCCTGAAGTTTTTTGTACAAATCTTTCGCTTGCACCATATCACCGAAGGCCATTGCCTCGTGGTACTTGTCTATCAGCTCGTCGTGTGATTCGCCTTCTGGTGGCACATAATCCCCGACTGCGCTCATCTTTTGTTGGTGCTGCGGCTCTTTCGCTTCTTCTTTAGCGAACTGCTCTACCGCTCCGGAATCTTTGTGCTCCGGCTCTTTCATTTCTTCTTCAGCGAATTTTTCAACAGCGGTTTCAGGCTCTTCGGTTTTTTCACCCGGTTCGTCTGGTGCCGGAGCGGTTTCCGCTTCGCCTTCACTCTCGCCTTCCGGTTTGTCACCAGTTACGGCTTCTAATTCTTTGTGGGCTTCGGCAGCAATTCCACCTTCTGCGGGAACTTCGCCACCGTCAGCAAAACCTTTTGGCTCTTCAACGGATGTGTTTTCGTCTATCGCAGGAACGGTGTCCCCTTTATCGCCGTCATCGTTCATGCCTTCGTTCATAGGCTTTCCAGCATTAACGTTTGAGCTGCGTTTGCCAGCACGTAAACGAGCTTTATTGTTCTCGTCTTTTAAGTAATCTTTTTCCGGCTTTGGTGCGGTAGCGCTATCGCCTTCGTCTTTAATTTTTTCGTCTTCGTTCATAATTAGGGTCCCGATTTCGAGAAGGGTTAATACACAACACCACGGTTACTATAATTCAATATCATGAGTATAGTCCGTGTGTCAACATTTCAAATAAAATTTTCATCTTCCGCGTCGATCTGGTCTTGCTTCTCTTTCGCACGACGTTTGATCAAAGCTTGCTTCAGTTCTTCGGGCAGGTTCTTTATTTCCTGTTTTAAATATTTTGACTGTCTAAACGTCATTCGAGCGCTTAAAGGACTCGTCATCATTTCGCCGGTAAACCGATGCGGGTATACCTTCTGTTTTTTCAGCGTGGTCCTTATAGTCCCCGCGTGGGTTAGGTAAAAATCCCGCCCGTTGGCCAGCTCAAAAAATATCAAGGCGCAGAAAGCATCGAAAAAGTAAGCCGTTTCTGCGTTTGTAAAACCCGTCATCGCGCTAATGATGGCAACCGATTCTTTACGCTCCAGCTTTCCGTAAGCACTAGGCTCTTTCAGCCATGTAGTTCGCTTGGTAGACCAATGCGCCTTCGGTTTTTTAATTCGCTTCGGGCGTTCCTCGGGCGCGGGCTCTAATTCCGGTACAAAAAACTCGTCCATAAGTTAACGCGCTGCTTCTTCTTGTAAAATAATCTCTTCTGCGGCTTTCCCTTCGGCAATTGCCTCATCCAGCCACTGTAAAAACATATCCGGGATTCGCGCTTTCCATTGAAGCTGCGTAATCGCCCCGTGAGCGGTCGGGTTTACCGTTACCAGCTCTTCTAACGCTGTTACCCGGCATTGATGAGCGCGTTCAATCAGATATTGGCCGATTTTATCGTGAGTTACGAAGTGTTCAGCGTCCAAACCCAGTGATACGGCGCGCATACTCGGATCGTTAACGTATTTTCCTGCTAAATCGACCATTTTAATCTCCAGTAGTCGGTGTTTCTATACCTTTTCGGATGCCCAGTGAGCCGGTACCCGGTTTTGGCGCTAAATTAGGGTGTGTATTGGCCACCGGAGTACTTTGAGCCACTTCAGGGGCTACTTCTTGGGGTATTTCAGGTTGCGGGGCCGCCTGTGGCGTAACCGCTTGCACTACAGGGGCAGCATTATGGTCTACAAACCCCGCAGATTTCAATATCTCGTCACTAACCGGCGCAATTCCTGGGTTTTGGGCAACCACCGCCGCTGTTTGAGTGGCTTCGAAGGTCGCTGTAACGTTTGCTGTCACCTTATCGGCCGTCGTTTTCTCAGTTTGCGCTACAATTAAGCCTATTTTTGCCTGCATTTCTTGCATACTGGCCTGCATTTTCTGATTTTCGAGCGCCAAACGATGATTCTCGATTTGCAATTTGCCTTGCTCGATTTCCAGTTTTCCTTGGTCGTTTTGCGCTTTTGCCTGCATTTGTGCCTGCGCGAGCTGCTGAGCAGGGTCCATCGGAGGGTTTTTCTTCATTTCTTCCACTTTCGCGAAGTCGAAGAAGCGCGTGCCGTTATCGAAGCCTGCCGCGCCAAATATTTCCTTGGCGATTTCGTCCCCTCGGATCGCGGCACCGGCGTCCGGTACCAAACTGACCGTGGTAGCCACTGCACTTTGGATCCGTTGCATCCGTTGTGTCGGACTGACCGCTCCCATACCGACGTTAACCGATACGGAAAACGTGTAATTAAAGTACTGTGGCAAAATGCGGAGTAGCTTCGCTTTCTTAGCGGCGACTGTTAAAGCCACAGCATCGGTTTCGTACATCGCTTCCAATTGTACCAATTGCCGCAATACCGGTTCTATCCAAGTTTCTGTAAAGGTACGCAACTCCATTTCCCGAACCTGATTCGCCGCCTCATTCATCAAGTTCATGCCAGTCGCAGTTTCGTGCAACTTCCGGTTTGAATTGACGGTAGAGCCGGTAGTAGATCCGGATAGGTCGTCCATTGCCAAAGACAGACGGTCCATTTCCTGATAGCTGGATGCTGTTACATCTTGCGTAGGTAAAGGCTCTACGTGGTTGTTCAGAGGCCCCGGTGCACTGATACCGATCAAGCCGCCCGGAACGTTTCTGCTTAAAGCCCGCACGTCCACTTGGTTGCCTTGGCGATATAAGTATCGACGGTTTAGAACCTGCCGAACATTGTCATAGCGTTGGTTGTTCAGCTCATTGACCGCTTTTTGTAAGCCGGTGGTCAGCTCAACTGGGCTGCTTGGGTACGGACGATCCGTTTCGATCTCCATTTTACCAAGGATGTAATCCCGCTTACCGCCCGCCCACGGAATGACTTGGGATAAGGGGACCGGATCCGACAACAGCATGTTAACGCCAACCGTGTAATACAACCAGTCGATACCGTCATACCGGACAATGTTACGATGGATCCAAACGATACGAAATTCGTCTACCGTCTCCATCATGTTCGACTTCGGGTCCAAACGCCGTGAACCCGAGCGGGCCCTGCGCGTGGTATCAAGGTTGTCGCGGTTTCCGCCGGATATCAATTGGCCAACGCCTAGGTTTTTCCAAGCCGGTTCGCCGTTTTTCGCCTCGCGGTTACTACGCAGTTTCATTTCTGTTAAAACGTCCCCTACAAACATCGGCATGAGCTCGATCAGGTAAGGGGACGAATTTGCAGGATCTAACCAATCGGCGGCAGGGGAGATCCTTATATTCTCAACTGGCACTACACGCACGTTCGGTTTGTCCTGTAAAACTCGGGTTTCGTAAATTTCAGTAATCTCGCCGGTTTCTTGGTTCTCTTCCCGCCCGACTAAGACTTCCATTTCTTTAAAGTCCCACGATTGGTGAGAAGCGATCGTTCCTAAAACGGAAGTTTCGGCGATGGCGCCTAGAACGAGTTGATACCAAGGGATTGTTTGCGAAAGCCGGTAATTAACCAAAGCCTTCATGAGTTCTGCCGCGTCGCGTTGCTCCGAGTTGTCGGAGTCTTCGGCTTCTATGGCCACTACGTCTGAGCTGGTAAAGTAGGCGGCTGCGGCTGCGGCTTGTATCGCACGGACTAAGGTGCGTGACTTTGGCCAAAAATAATTGGCCCGGTGTTTGTTAGTTTCCGAAAGTATCGGGGAATCGGGTGCGTGCTCAGATCGGTAATGTGCAAAGTTCCGCGCCCAGATTGCCCGTTGATTGACCTGTAGCCAAGACTCGCTGGATTCATACGCGTTACGCGCCATGCGAACCCAATCAGTCATCTGCCCCTGGGACGTTGAATCCCCTTGCTCGGTTTTGGGTTGGTCGGCTTGCTTATTGCCTTGGCCCATCCTGTCAACAGAGTTTACGATCGGTGCAGAAACAGCGGATGAAGGGCGGTAATCGCCACCTGCTAAAGACGGCTGAGGGTCAAGTGGAGCTAACAACATGGGCTATTCTCTATAAATTGTTAAACTGTTCCTTCACCTTGCTATAACCCGGATTTATTTCTGGCATTGCAGCACTGTCTGGAACAATTAGGCCGGCTGGCGTCCGTTTCAAGCCGTGTACTTCATCATGCCGGTTTCGGGTTCTGGATAAACCTAACGCTTCCAGAAATTCTCCCCCTGCCCGCATAATGCAAAACATTCTATCCCGATCCATATCGGTGTATTTCACTAAATATACCACATCTGTTGGTACATCTTGCAAACGAATGATCAAAGCGCCGAGGACTCCGTTAACTGTTTCTGTCCATTCAAGGCCCCATTGCCAGCCCGGATAGTGCCGTTTTAGGATCGCCATCGCCTCATTAGCGATTATTTTTTGCTCCGGTAGCCAGTCTTTCGGCATCGATTCAACGACGGGATCTTTCTCGTGTTGGACTTTTGATAGGTCTAGGGTCATGGTTTCTCCAGTTAAGTTTAGTCTACAAACAAATTTCGTGCGCTTCGGTAGGCCCGTCGTGTATAGGGTCTACCACTTGTCGCCAATGTGCGGGGCTTAACACTTGAACTGGTAGTCCTTCGGCTGCTAGAACTTCCCCTACCACGGCGCCGATTCCGTTAGCTGCCAAGTAAATCCTTCGTGGGCGGCAATCGTGGCAGGCCAAATAATCCCGAATTATATTAAACGCACACCGGTCAACGGATAACGTATCCGTAGGTTGGTGCTCTAAATTGATTTGCCAGAAAACGGACATGCGCGTGACCTATGGGTTTTGAGAAATTAAATCAGGGTCAGGCAAGTGAGTGGTGTGCCCGCCTGACACTAATACCGGCTTGTCGTAAACTCCATTCGGCTGCATGTTGCTCCAAAAAGTTTTACGGTTGTTGCCAAACATGTACGTCGGATACGGTTCCTCGGGTCCTCTACGCGCCAACTCGAGCAGTGTTTCATACTCGATGACCGTTTCAGTAACGGGGAACCACGGGGGTTGAGGAATCGTAGCCATATCAGGTTATCCAGTAAATTTTTTCTTTTATACCACAGATAAGGGTTTAGTCCAAAATCATCGATTACTTTCAAAAATGTGTTGCTCGGCTAATTTAACTAGCCAAAGCGCGTCTTTCAACCCCATCTTACTTGACCGCGTGAAAAACATACCTTCTTTATCGTAGCCGATAATTAAAACGTCTTGTAATTCCCGGTGCAAAGTATCTTGTAACGCCTGCTCCACGGTAAAATTCGCGGAGGCTTCTAATCGTATTACTTTACTCATTTTTAAAACCCTAAATTCGGCACTTCAAAAAAACTATCGCCGAACTCATTGCCAAACGGTCCGCCTTGCCCACCCACTGCAGAGAAGAACCCCGCCGCTTTTGCTTGAGCGGCTTGCAAGAATGCGTCGGCGCCATTACTTTCTGGCCCGTGGCGTGGGGTTTCGCGCCAGCGTCCGAGCCGTGGATCCCACGTTTTACGGTACGCTTCCAGCCGCTTAATGCCCAACTCACAGTGCTTTTGATCAAACACACACTGTGTGAGCATAATACGGCCTTGCTGGATCGCCATAATCTTGTCCGGCGTCTTGGGCACTAGCCAAAACCGCCAGTGCGGTGCCGCGCTTTGGAACATTTCCTCCGGCGTCAGGTTTCGGTCTTGCCCTTGCCGCCTGTGGTTTGCGTCGTGCGGCAAGTAAACATATTCCAAGGTGTAGTTTAATTTGTCCGCCTCTCTCACGAAGTAAGAAAACGGTTCGCCGCTCGCCTCGATGTAATTGATCACGGCGTAATAGGTTCGGCGGGGCTGGATAAACCACATCGCCATTTCGTCCCCTTGGCCGATATCACAGAACACGGATACAGGGAACATCGGGTCGTATGGGCAAAGTCCAATCCGTTTATCCTTACGGATTTGACTGAACTGGTCTTTAAAATACGCGCCTTCCATTGACACGGCGAAGGCTTCGTCAGGGGTAGAAGGCATTTCAGCCCACATCAATTCCTGATCACCCGAATAAGTCACGTCTCGGTACTTCACATACCAAGCCCGTTGACTTGCCGTCAGCTCTCTGCCGATTTTTATTTCCAGATCAATAAAGTAATGTTCGTCTCGGGCAGAGATAATAACCGTACCCGGCGGCATGACGTACGCCGGATCTTCCCACCAACCGAAGAAATGAAACTTGAAGTCCAATTTCCACAGCTCTTCTCCAGAATCCTGCATATTTCGTGCAGTCTGGACAAGGTTGAAAAACTCCCCTTCCTGCCCTTCTGCGGTAGACTCGACGAAAATCAATCCGTCTTCCGGCACCGCCGTTATCGATCCGGTAATAATTTCCCGTGCTTTGCCGGGATCTTTCGCCGCTATCTTTCCGAATTCAGAAATGTGCAAAAACGTCGGCGTGGTTCCCCGTGCCGAAGTGCGCACTTCCACGCGGCTGCTGTTCTTAAACGCGATGCTGCTTTTCGAAGCCGTGCCTTCGAGTGAAGTCGGCTCCGCCAGTTTAAATATTTCCGGCAAGTTGTCGTAAGCGAATTTAAACACGTCCCTGAAAATTGCTTCCGCAATCTCTCTGTCCTGCGCAATCACCACACAACTTTCGTTAGGGGAGAAAAGCGCCGTGTCCAGCATGAAGATCTGAATGAACGTTGAAAAGCCCATTTTCCGAGCTTTCAGGATTACGTTACGTGTGTGAAAGTTTCGTAAGAGCTTTATTTGTGCCACGTTCGGCTTGAACGTGATCACCCGTTTCTTCTTGTCAACGATCTTGTACAGGTGCGACATTCGCCATACAGGGTCGCCCATGTTTTCGGCTAAGTCGTCAACAGTAAAATCAAAATGGCTGAGGTCAATCTTTGGCTTAGGCAGCGGCTGGGTCTGCGGTTCCTGCAGAGTAGTCGTGCCTGTGGGTCGGCCTTTCTTTTTGGGCGCGGATACCGTGGAGTGAATCGAATTCGCTTTATAACTACTCATTCAATGGGTATTCCCGGTAGTCCGAGATTAATGAGCGCTTGATCGAGCCCGCAGTGGCACGCTTGGTGAAAGCGGCAGCGCCAAGACTCGTGCCGGGTAAACTCTTCGATGAATTCTTCCAGTTGCGTATTTCGCGCTCGGGCTTCTTCCAATTGCGTCATGATTTCCCGCACGTTAAATACATGCACAAGTTGCGGCGCTTCGGGTGGGTATGGGTCGCTCATATGAAATCTTCATCCTCTTCATCAAGTTGCGCTTGGGTAAGTTCTTGAGTCAATTCCTCTGTGAACTCCGCATACTCGGCATCTTCGATTGATTGAGCCGTTTCCGGCATCGACTTCCCTTCCAGGGCAGGCCGTAAAACTTTCCCCTGTAGTGCAAGTAACAATTGTGACAAAGTGTCCCCTGTCTCCATTGTCTGCGTCGATTGGGTCTTCTCCGCCCAGCCGTGGTTGTTCTTCAAATCAAAAATAACCCCTGACGTTTGCGTTCCGCCCTTCAACAACAACTCGTTTTTCCATTCTTCTACGCGGGTGCGTGCCACTTCCACGACGTGTGCGTAATCGTCCCCTTTGTCCTCATACGCTTTCAACGACTTGGTGCTTTTAAAACCCAGCGCTAAAGCAAGGCCGGCGAGTGTGGGCGGGCGTTTCTCTTCTTCGATGCGAATAAAGTAAGCGTCGATAGCGAACTCCATTGCTTCCGCCGATTGATACATGGGGTAAAAACCTAGTTGCGCTTTATATGCCGGAGAGTCTTTCATCCCTGGGCCTCCAATCGTTCGTACCTTGGGGCGTAACCCTGTGTCCTTCGCGCTCACTTTCTTCCGTGGCGGTGGGAACATGTGGAGGTCTTCGCCGGTCTTTTTGTTCTTGCTGTAAAATTCAGATCTGAAATCACTCATATGCTTGGACGTGGACGGACAAGTTAATTTCAGGATAGAGCAACCGCTCGGCTTTGTCAAGATTGGGGAAATGGTCGGAATAGCAGGATTCGAACTGGCGATCCTTGCTCTACCGAGCCGCTATCACCAAACTGAGCTACATTCCGAAACGTTTTGAAAAATAACCCTCCCACGACGAACCTGGAGAAATCCGACGAAGGAGGGGTGGCAAGTACGTCCGGCTCAAGGACACCACGGTTTAAGAATAGCTGACTGAGGGCCTTTTGGCAAAAATATTTTTTATATTTTTTCAGAAAGCTTTATACGGAAAGAGGGGTGGGGTTGATATCCGTAAGTTTTACGGGGCGTACGGGTTGCGGGTTTCTTTTCTCACTAAGCTAATAGCAGGTTTCGGGTTTCTTTTCTCACTAAGCTAATAGCTGATAGCATGTGACCTACTGCTCTCAAAAAACTTTTTGCAATATTTCTGGGGGATGCCAGGGGTAGTCAGTGCTCAAACGGCTGGTAGAAAGCCGATGGTAGTACCCACCTATCCCCACCCTCATAAAATCAAACTCGTCCGTGAAACGGACTCCTTATTCAAAATCTAATAAACTACTTCCTTATTCGAGCGAAGCGAGTCGATTTATTTTTGCGTTTAGCTGCCAGTTCTTTGCCGGTCATTGTTCCCTTATTCAATGTCCCCTTCTCTATTGCACAGTTAAGCCTTTCAATCTCGCCGTTTTCGGTCCATGTATCCAAAATTTCCCCCTTATAAGCGGATAGTTTTTCGCTGTATGCGCTTTTTCTTAGCTTTTCGACCATACTGGCCGCGGTCCGCTCTTCTTTTTCCGGTACGTTCGGAGCCGTTTCGCCGTTTCGCTTGGTTTTCTTGCTATTTGCTATTAGCCAATTGATAAAAGCGTGTAGTTGTTCCCTACCTTTTGGTGTTTTCTTCTCGGTTTGGCTGTTTAACGCCTTTTTAAATAAGTTCATCGCTACCGGCGCGGCGGGGATTTTCCAAATAGAGACGGAAGCGCCATTTTTAGCCCGTTTTATTTCTGTTTTGATCCAGCAATCAGCAAAACCACGGAGTTTATAAGCCTGGATAAGCGCGCGTCGTGTCTTCCAATCATGCGTAAAGATGAAAGCTAACCGATAGGCGCGCTTTTTAGGCTCTTTTTTAACGGTTGAATACTTTATAGTTGCCATTTTTAAGAAGAAAAAAGGGAAGCCGGAGCCCTAAAACAATGAAACTTCAACGCTAAACTATACCATTAAAACGGTAATCGTTTTAAGAAAGCGTAAAAAACACACGCGCGGAACGCTAAAAGAAAATAGAAAAGAGCTACTCGCAAAAAATACGACTACTCAAAACACCTTAAAACTAACTCGCAAAATTTGCGACTAGCTACACGATAATAAAAAAGACTGCCAAGTGTACTAACTCGCAAAAAATACGGCTACAAATAGCCTTAATTTTGCCAAGTCAACGAGTTTGAGCGCGCTGTCCTTGGGTCTGTCCTTGGGTTGTCCTGCACTGGTGGACACAAAAAACCGTCATAAGTCTTTGTTTTTCTTTCTTTATTTTTACTGTCCATGACTGTCCATAGAATATAAAGACATTATACATATATAGAAAAATAAGAAGAATATAAACAATAGGCCATATATAGCAATTGACATATGTATAGGCCACATTAATACACACATAGTATAAATATATTAGTTGTAAGTATATCAATTTTGGGGGGGGGGGGTGGACAGGGTTAAAAAAAGCCTGTTTTCCCCTTATAAATCAAGTAGTTGCAAGCTGTCCATACCTGTAGGACGGGGGGACATGGACAAAAAAAATCGCGCGTAAGTCATTGAAATATAAGAGGGTTTCGACTCGCTACTATTGTCCATGCAATTGCTACTCATGGACAAAACCCCGTTTTTTTTGCGACTTGAACCAAAAAAAGAGCAAAAAACAAGGTAAAACCTATTGATTAAGCTAAAACAATAGAAAAAAGCACTTGACATACCCCTAAAAAGGCGGATAATAGGCCCATACTTTCAAAAACGTTAAAAAAGGGGTTAAAAAATGGGCATTATTAAATTCGAACATACTGACACTTTCGGCGGCGAGTCTAACTATTCTTGGGTCCGCCGCGAAGAGCATGAAATTGACGAAAGTAAAAAGCCGCTATCAGACCGCGCTATTGTTCGCCGCGCCAAAGCGTTCGCAGGTTTTACCGGCCGCGCTTCTCGCGTTGAAAATTGCGGCGATTTTATAGCAATCTGGCCGCGTGGCTTGTGTCAGGTTTGCTTTGTTACTTTCGAATACTGAGGGCGGCGACTATGAAAAAAGGCTATAAAAACTGCGCCAACGCGCAAAAAACGAACCGCTGGACGCGTGCAGGCTTGCCGGTCGCGTGGCTAGTGGTAGCTTTCACAATAGCGCTCGTGTTACTTGGCGCGCTTAGTTCTTAACTTTACGGAGTTTAAACAATGAATAATTTTGATAAATATCTAAAGATTGCAGGCTGGCTGGCAAATCGTTACACGTTCGGCGGACGTTTAGCGCTTTCGTTCGGGGACGTTCCAAGCGAATATACAAAACTTGAACGCTTAGCCGCTGAAAAATACCTAAATATTTGACCACCACGCAACAAAAAGCAATTAACCGCGGCTACCATAGCGCCTAAACATTAAAAACACCACCACGGCCACGAAAACGGCCTATTTTTAACTTTAAAGAGGATTAAAACAATGGCATTATCATACAACAATAACACCGGCCGCGCTTTGAACCTGGACGAATTACACCGCCGCGCGCCGTCAATTTTCGCCGAAGAAGCAGCCGCGGACCGCTCAAAAAACTATAAATTTATCCCGACCGTCGAAGTAGTTAACGCCATGCAAGAAAACGGATTTTTCCCCGTGGCCGTATTCGAGAGCCGTGCACGCAAGGAGGAAAAATACGGCAAAACTAAGCACATGATCCGCTTCCGCCAACATAACGGTTTTGACGAAATCGGCGAGATAAAGCCCGAGATTGTTTTATTAAACTCGCATGACGGTACAAGCTCGTACCAGTTAACCGCGGGCCTGTATCGCCTTGTTTGTAAAAACGGCTTAATAGTGGCCGATAGTGTCCTAGATACAATCAAATGTCGTCATAGTGGCGCTAACGTGCTCGATGATGTAATCGAGGGCTCTTTTAAAATCATTGAAGAAATGCCGAAAGTTATGGAGGATGTCGAAGAAATGCGACAAATCCAACTAACCCGGCCACAACAAGAAGTTTTCGCACGTGTGGCGGGCTCGTTACGTTGGGAAGAAAACGAAATGCCGATCGAACCGAGTCAATTATTAAGATCTTGGCGGACCGCGGACCGTTCGCCGGATCTATTCACCACTATGAACGTGGTCCAAGAGCACGTCATAAGGGGCGGCGACCGTGGGCGGAATGCGAACGGCGGCCGAACTACGACCCGAGAAGTCAAAAGTGTGGGCGAATTGAATAAATTAAACAAAGCGATCTGGACGCTGGCCGAAGAAATGAAAAAATTGGCCGCATAAAAACCCGAACAAATCAGGCCACGGACGGCCGAAACTGCTAACGAATTTTGTCCCCTTATCACTAACGGAGTTTTTAAAATGGCCAATTTACAGCCCCCCTTTATCGACCTGAACGGCTCAAAATGGTCGCAGTCTTCGATTGATACTTACAACCGTTTTAACGAGCAAGTAGAAAAGCGCGAAAAGCTAAACAACCCAAGCGAACAAAGCAAACAGGAACTAGAATTCTACCGGGACCAACGGCACAAAACTTTTATTCAATTAGCCGAGATAGAAAAGCAAAAACGAGAAACAAAGCACATTGTTTTTAGTGTTAAAAAATACGGCGTTAGATTCCGTACATCGGACGGGCGGAACGGTGAAAACCCGTGTTATGGAAGCGACCCGGAAACGATAAAGCAAGCGATTATAAATAACATGTTTAGACCCGGCGAAAACTTCACGCAAGAAACAATTTGAAAAACCCGAACAACTAACCCGAACTTATTTTTTAACTTTCAAAGGATTACATCAAATGATTATCACACTAGCCCAGCACGAAGCCATAATAAAACAGCTCGAACAAGGGGCGCTAAGACCGGACGAATACCGGCAAGCGTTCGCGGATACTTTAGAAAGCGCGGACGCGTTCACGGCGGAATTGAACGCACTGAAAAAAGCCGATTTAGTAGCACAGATAAACCCTTATTCACGCTTTCGAACCGAGACAAAACAAAACATAATAGCCGAGATCGTAAGCGAAACGGAAAGCGCTTTCACATTAGGGCGGTCTATCGAATACGCTCAGATTCCGGGAACAAATAGGCACACTTTTTCCCAAGGTATTAAAAACCTAGTCGCGGCGACTACTCCAGAATTTTTAAATAGTTACGCGTTGAAAGTATCCGAAAAGCGACTAGCGGCAAAAGCTGAACGCGCGGAAGTTTTGAAAGGTATTGAAAACCCGGAAACAAAAGAAGACTATCAACGTTTATTAAAAATCCGCATAGATGCTGTGCAGCCTTATTTGTCCGAGCCGCTAAGCTTTCAAGATTTGCGCATGACATTAAACCCAGCCCAGCGCGCGCACTTCGACCAACTAGCGGCCACCGAGACGCGGACCGCGCGCAAAGCTAAAGAGGATAACCAACGCGCGCACGTTCCGACCATGAACGCGGCGACTAGTGGCGAAATTCGCCAAACAACACACACGAAGACCGGCCGCGCTTTATTTGTGGTGGTGCCCGCGGATCGCGTAGAATCAGACGTTTATAAACTATGGAACAGTACCGCTAAAAGGCTAGGCGGCTATTATTCATCGTTCCGCGGCGTGGGGGCAATTCCCGGCTTTCAATTCCCGACGATGGGAGCGGCGGAAGCGTTCAACGCTTTCATAGGCGGCGATAAAGGACAAGCAAGCGAAGCAATCAAAGTCGCGCGGAATGCTTACCTAGACGACAAAACCCAGACCACGGCCGAACGCTTGCGCGAGATGGCCAACGCTTTAACCGACAAGGCAAAAAGCGCGCTTAATCAGGACCGCAAAACAAACACCCATCGAAGAGCGGACGCGGCCGCGCGTGCTGATAGTGCAGCCCGTAAAGACAAGGCACTGGCCGAAACAATGCTAAATATCGCCGAAGGTTTAGAAAATAACGCGCTGATTTTTCTTGATAAGGTCCGCGCAAAAACACAGGTCGAACTGTTAAACACTTTTGTAAAAAACGCCCAGTACAAACAGCAAACAACACTCTACAAAACTTATTTAGAGCGCGAACAGCACCAAGGCGAAGAGCCGAACACCGAGACGGCCGATTATATCGACTTCCCGAACTTTGTTGCGTATCGCTCAGATTTGGCGAAAATAGCGCGCGTTTTAGTGAACCTGGACGGCTCAAGAATGTTAGGTAAAGAGCTACTTAAGATCGCGGACGATACCAGCAAAGAGTACGATACTTTTGCCAAAAAGAATCTATTATCTGTTTCGCGTTTCACTATTAAGGATGGGGCAGCATGGGCGGAATTCAGCACCAAGCGAGACGCGGAAACGTCAATTTTCAGCTCGGGCTTAAGCGCGGTTGCTTCCGTTTTACAGGTCAAAAAAGGCGAGTATAGAATAATTCTTAGCGCTTCCGAAGCCATAAAGCGCGGAATATGGGAAGGCGACCACGACAAGAAAATCAATCTTTCATACAGTACCGGCGTTGAAATGGTAGAAAAATTAGGACGCGCGGCGCGTAAAAATTCAAGCGTTTCTATCCCGTGGCAATTTGAGAACGTTTACAACACGCGCAAAAAGCTAAGCGCGTTGGGTATCGAAAACCCGGCGGAATTACGCGCGGCGGTCCGCGAATTCATTAACCTGAAAGCGGCCACCCAACAAGAAGACCAGATAAAAAAGCTTGAGCGCTCAATGGTCGGCCGAAGTAATGACGGGCTTGATTTTTTCCCAACGCCCACCGAGACGGCCGACTTAATGATAGATTGTGCCGACTTGCGGGAAGGTTTAATAATTCTTGAACCGTCAGCCGGTTGGGGGCATATAGCCGAACGTATACGCGCGGCGGGTTTTGAGCCGGACGTTTGCGAACTTTCATCGAGTCGCCGCGAATTGTTAGAGCTGAAAGGTTTTAACGTGGTAACGATGGATTTTATGACGCGGACCCCGATAGAAACTTACGACCGCATAATCATGAACCCGCCGTTTAGTGATCGCCGAGACGCTGAACACGTACAACACGCCTACCACTTATTGAAAAAAGGCGGGCGGATCGTGGCGCTAATGGGCGAGGGTGTATTTTTTGGATCAGATAAAAAGGCGGTTGCCTTTCGTGAATGGCTTGAAAGCGTGAACGGCTCAGACGAAAAGCTGGACGCGGGAACGTTTCAAGATTCTAGTTTACCCGTGAATACTTCCGTTAGTGCGCGACTCGTGATTATTGACAAGGTTTAAGCTAATGAACTATTACCCGACCCGATACGAAGCCCGCATAAACAGCGGCCACAAAATCATAATAAAGCGAATCGTTAAAGGCGACCATGCCGGACTATTCGCCGCGTTTACAAATTGGGTTACTTATGGCCGCTATAAGCGCGGCGGTTTAATCCGGTAATTAAAACCCGAACACCCAAGCCACGGACGGCCTGCAAACAATTAATTTTTAACTTAACTAGAGGATTAAAGACGATGGAATTTTCAAAAGCGCATCAAGATGAATGCAACCGTTACGCCCTAAAAAATCGCCTTGCCAATTACAAGGTGCAAGCCGAGCGAATTAATAACGGCACTGAACGCCGAGTTATCGGACCAATTCACCCCGCCCCGCTAACATGGCGCGAAGCGCGCAAAGAATACCCGGCCAATAAAATCAGGCCGTTAGCTCTCATAAAAGCCGCGAATACCCGCGCATTAAACCAAGACAAAGACGCGCTTTACTTAGACGCATTCAAAGACATGCCCGGCTATGTTGCAGAACCGAAAGACGCTGATAAATGTTGCCGCATGGACTATACCGGATGGTTTACAACCGAGGACGGCTGGACAGGCGAAACGTTAATCGGCGTCGTCGTGTCAATCCGCCACCCGCAAAAGATAAACCCAGAAACAGAAGGCCATATATTTTATATGGCAGGCACTAAGCACTCAGATTGGGACGGCGTGACTGTTTACACCGGCGAACTGTTCGAAGAAGAAAGGGCCGCGGCCAGACGAGCCGACCAGATCGCAGAAAGGGAAGCGGAACAATGCAGGGAAGAGGATCAAAAATATCAGGCACAAGAAAAGATAGCCGAACTTAAAAAGGAATTCCACGAGCTGAACGTTCAAGCGCTGGAAGTTATTAAAGACGCGCGAAACGCTTCCGGTTTATTCCCGGCGTCAATATGCGAACTGATTAAAAGCAAGCTGGACGAAACTTTAGAACGCAAGCGCGATATATTGCGCGGCGTTAAAGAGTTAACAGATACGCCGTGGATCGTTAGCGAATGGCGCTAAGCTAAACAAACCCGAACATTTGAACCAAACTTAAAGAGGATAGGAAAATGAGCTTAACAATCAGCATAGACGTAGATTTAAGAATCCGCGACCTACTTGAAACAGTGGCGAGGGATAGCGCCCTGATACAAAAAGAATCAAGAAAGCTAGATAGTAAAATCAGAGAGCAAGCGGAAACAATTAAGGGTTTAACCGAATCCAAAAGCCGCGAATTAGAATTGCTCAACACTTTAAGCGATATTCTCTTTATCATCAACGAAGATAAAGACGGCTCTTTTTTCCTTTGTGAAGAAGCCGCGGAAACGTTAAACGATGCGCGCGAGTTAGTAGCCCGCGTTCAAGCGTTAAGGGGGATTAAATGAGCCCTGAATTATTAAAAGCACTTTGTGCAGTCTATGAACTAGCCCAACAAAACGTAAACGACTTTGAAACAGACGGCGAACAAGAACTCGAAGAAATGTTAATACAAAATGAAAAGGATTTAGAAACGGTTTTAGCTTTCATTCGTAAGCACCAAAAGGAAAGGCTAGAGTTAAAAACCGCTATTGATGGGGTTATTCAATGAGCCCCTCAGAACTCAAACAAAACTATTTAACCAATAACCCAAACGGATTATTTTTTAACGCTAAGAACATGAAATTCGCCGGCGATACGATGATGAATTACGGAGTCAGGCACGCCGCTATAAACGGCGGCGTGGAATGTTGGGAACTCTACCGCAAGCGGCCGGTTAAGCACGGCTTACAGACAAGCGCTTATTTCGATAAGCAAACATTTAAAAAGTTACGTAAAGAGGATTAAGCAATGTTTTTAAGCAAACAAGAAAAAAGATTAGAAGTTGCTAAACAGGTTGACATTCAATTGTTGCGGTTACGAACCGCCGTGTTCCAAAAAATTGAAAAAGCGTTTTTAAGTAACGCTATACCCGATGACTGGTTAGAAGACGACAACGCCGTTTTAGCCCTGGCAATCATGGAATCATTACATAAAGACGCGGCTTTAGATTTGAAACGCTTTACCAAGCGAACAGCGAAGGAAATAAAAAACTTACATTTGTTTTTATAGCCCAACCACCCATAAGGAAACTACAATGAACACTCAAAAAACCAAAGATCAAACCCAAACAACTAACGCTTTCTTTTTAACAGACGATGACAGCGACTTAACCTTTATCGCGGCAGACGTAAGCGTTACGCGCCCCGGATCGTTTGAATTCGCAGGAATTGAAGCCCAGCGTATCACCCGAGATTGGGACATATCGGATGCTTACGGCTGGAATTAAAACCCGAACACCGAAGCCACGGACGGCCTGCTACCAATTTATTTTAACTTAACGAGAGGATAGAAAAATGGCCGAATATACAGTAGTTTGGAAAATAGACATTGAAGCAAACAGCCCGCGCGAAGCGGCGGAGCTGGCCTTAAAAATTCAGCGCGATAAAAAAAGCACGGCGACTGTATTCGATGTTGCAGAATTCGAAGGATCGGACGACGATTACGAAATGATTGATTTATCGGAGGAAGTTTAAACCATGTGCGAACTAACCGAAACAAACAAAGCGCTAGACGTTTATCTAGCAGCCCAAGCCGAACGCGACAAGTTATGGGACGCTATAGAAACCACCGAAGACGTGTATATCGCCGAACGCGCAGAAAAGGAAGCGCTAGAACAGGTCCAGCGTGCGTTTTATACCGATACTCAGACTATAAACAACTTGGCGGATTGTATGACAGTCCCCTTAAAAAGCTTTATGCGCATGACTGGACGGGAGCCAAGACGATGATTAACGTTAACGACTTAACCGACGAGCAAATGAAGGCGCTATACCAGATCATCGACGGCGAAGTACCGCAAGCGATACGCGAACTTTCAGACGATGAATTGCTTAACGAATTAACAGAGGATTCTAAAAATGATTAAAGAAATTAAACCCGGCGCTGAACAACTAAGAGCCGAAGAAGCCGCGCGGCTTAAGTCAGAAGCCTTAAACCGTGCACTTACCCAAGCCGAAACTAAACACGCGGCACTAGACCGGAGTTTTCAAAGCTTCATCAATAGAGCGGCTTATGTGGGCGCGGTGTTAATCCTGTGTATACTGGCTGAAAGCGCTATTATCTGGACCCAAGCGCAGAAGGAATGCGCCCCGGCTAAAACATGGGGCTACCAAGACAAGAGCCAAACAGCCGAGCCAAAGAAGCATTGATATGAACCCAGACGAACGCCAAGACATTGAAGACCGAGTGTTTCAACTTAGCGACCTGATTGAAGAGCGCATAGGGCAACTGGCTAACATCGAAGCGAATATTGAATCTATTAAGTTTATGGCTCAGGGACGCGTGCCGCAAGGGGAAGAAAACGACCGGCTACACCGGAACTTCAAAGCCCTGCACGCGAAACGCTGCCAGCTTAAAGAATACCGAACCGAAGTTTACCATTTAAGAAAACGGCTAGAACCGGAAACGCAAGCCGAAAGGGATACCCGAAGCCTAGCCCTATTTAAGCTTCTTAAAGAAAAGTTATATAACCAGCTTGGGGCAAACGCCTTTGCTAATTTAATCAACGAATGCAATCGAGAGATTGACGGATACTAAAAGGATACTAACATGAAAGTAAGAATCGTAAAAAACCAACGCGTCATAGCAACCGCACAGATCAAAAACGCAGATTGCGCCTCAGTCCGTATTTACTATGCAACCGGCCACCAAGTTTTAACGAAAAGCGGGACAGATTTAACCGATCGGCTATACCGCTAAACCAAACACCGCAGTCAAACCTTTTTGGAGAAAAACCATGTTGCTTTATGAAAACCGTTTTTTAGTACTCGCTATTATCCTGTTCGGAATTGGCAATCTATTACTAGGCATAGGGATAGGCCGTTTAACAACCCAAATGGAAAAAACCGGGAAGCCTACCCGCGAGCAGGTATATGCGCCATCAGACATGAAACCGCAGCCTTGTATGCTCGATTTCCATCCTACTCGTTTATTCGATTCGGCAGACCCTAATTGCCTTAAGGCATACCACTAAACCGAACACCGCAGTCAAACATTTTCTGGAGAAAATTTATGCCCGTTATTATCGCCGCAGTTATCGCCGTTGTACTTTACAAAGCGCATCAGGCTATTTTTAACACCGAAAAAACTGGTAAACAACGTAATTTTCTGGTATACTTATACGCACTGTTTTTAAGGCTACACCAATGAAATTAATCAAAGCAGTCCCGACGCTAATTAGCGTCTTTTTTAATGTCGCGATTGGAGCCTATCTAGTCGCACGGATTAAACCCGACGGAGAAAAGCGATGCGCGAATACCTCAAAGCACTGAACGTTTTGTGCCTTTTCATAGCGTGCGCGGTTATCGTCTTTTTCTTGACAACCTTTGCCACGGACGCATCGAATAACTGTTCGCAGTTTAGCAACCCAACGCGCCACGAGCTGTGTGGATCGAACCTACATCCAGACCTCGTTAAGCCGAACACCGCATTCGAAAATCTTCTGGAGGATTTGAAATGACCGCTAAACAAAAGAAAGTAATGTTTTTTGGAACAATAGCCATAGGTTTGTGGCTATTCGGCGTCTACGCTTTAGCCGGAGTAAAAGGGGTAATACTAGCCGCCTGTTCGATGGCCGCAGGGATACAGCTTTTGTCCTGTATACACGACTATTTAACCCATGATAGTCAGTCGAGCCGCTAGACGAAAAGCCGAAATGCACGGGCAAGCCTATTACGAAACAGGTAAGCCCTGTAAGCACGGGCATGTTACACTACGCAACACCGAACACCGGCACTGCCGGGAATGTAAACGATTACAATCCGCTGCGCAACGCGCGGCTTTGAAACTACAGGAACAAAACCCATGTTAAACCATTTCACTGAAGAATTTTTTAAACAACTCTTCGTCCACCATACGTCCGAAGTTGTTTGTAAGCAGATAAAACGCCACTGCCACCATAATTCAGTTAACCCTAAAGATATTTTTACTACAGAACAATTGCTGGCAGCGTTAACCGATGCCGAGATCATTGCCGAATTCGAAGCGCGTAACCTGGACGATCATTGCTGTGATCCGTATAGTTAATCTAGTTCCCGATATATTTGGGCTATTTATAGGGGTTTGGCTACCAATGGAAGCCGCGTACCGCGAGTTTGTCGCATACTTAAATTGACAAACAACCTAAAACCCTGTAAACTATTAGCCCTATACAAGCCCGCTTACTTAGCGGGTTTTTCTACACCTAAAATAAGGAGAACCGCAATGTTTGGATGGTTAAAAGCGAAACCCGCTAAACAAATACTGAACGAGTACGACGCAGGGTTTCTGCGCGCTTGTAAAGTCGCGTTGTATGGCGGGGCCGTTAACGAACACCCAATTTCAAAATCTTACAGGGCGGGGGAAGAGGAAGCGATTAAGATGATACGCTTGCGTCTTAACTATGCGGGGCCTATCTGCGATATACCGCATCTGGATTTTGTAGTGCAAAACCCGGAAAGAATGGAAGAATTACAAAGGTTAAGGGATAGCTAATGAGTAAGGAACCTTCACCTTTATTAATAACTGCTCTTGTGTTTATTATGGTACCTGCATTATGTATAGCGGCCATTTGGTCGCAAGAGCATTATGCCATTTACGGCCCCCTGCCTTTTTTCATTGTATGGGGGATTTGCCTATTAGTTGTTTGGTATGTACTTAGGGAAGCTAATAAATGAGCGACGACGCGGATTTTTCAAGTCAACTAGAGATTGACGAACACCAACGGATCTTTAAGGATCGAGCACTGAAACAAGCGGAAGAAAAGAAACTGCTTGGCCAAGTGCGAATAGAATGTGGGGTTAAATACTGCATCGACTGCGAAGAAGAAATACTCCCAAAAGCCCGATCGCAATTAGCATGGGTCGCTCGGTGTATAGATTGCCAAGAATTCTTGGAGCGGGAAAGTAAAAGCTACAATTAAAAACGCTTAGGCTCAACCAGCGTTTAAATTTTTAAAAAACTGGAGAAAATTAATGTCAGAATTCAATACTCTAAAAACTAAAGCCCAAGCTCGGTTTAACGAGCTGTCTCAGCATGAAATGTTTTTGGTCGATCTCGGCCGAAACGACATCAACGACGCCTATCTAGCTGCGTTACCTGAAGAAGTCCGCCAAGAGCATAATTGCTCATGTTGCCGACACTTTTTACGCGACATTGGTGGCGCAGTAGCGATCATTGACAACGAAGTGGAAACCCTATGGAACTTCGAGGTAGACTACCCTTATTCCGAAGTGCCAAAAGCACTTAAAAAGATCGTATTGGATGCGATCGAGAATGCCAAAATAGGGCGACTGTTGCGTTTCGATACGAGAAACGTCGGTATCGATCACAATTTAAAAGTGACCGGCCCTGATTCTTTTATCCGTTACGAGCATTTTCATTTATTGCTACCTAACGACAAGCTGGTTACGCCAGGAAAAAGCATAGCAAGCGTTAACGGCCTATTTACCGCTGCGGTAGAAACCACACAGCGGGCACTAAGTGAGCTGACAATGGACGCAGTGGATACCGTGTTAGAGTTAATTAATCAGAACAGCCTTTATCGTGGCGCTGAGTTTAAAAACACGTTGGTCAGATTCCGGGCAGCTAAAAAAGAATACGACAAGTTGAGCGGATTATCCGCAGCACTTTTTGCCGTAGAGCATTACAACAAAGGTTTCAACATCCGCAATTCGGTAATCGGTACGTTACTCGATGACTTGTCGTCTGGTGTTGAGCTGGATCGCGCTGTGCGTTCTTACGAAGCGAAAGTAGCGCCGTCTAATTACAAACGACCTACCGCGTTAGTGACTAAAGGCATGATCGAAACCGCAGAAAAAGAAATTAAAGCGTTAGGGTTATTAAATTCGTTATACCGCCGTTATGCGGTGCCTACGGATATCCCAGTCAGCAAAGTGCTGTTTGTTAACCGCGCTGTCAGGATGCCAGCATTCGACGCATTTGCCGCGTTAAAGGAAGAAGTGCCGGTATCGGCTAAGGAATTCTCCCGCGTGGAAGAAGTGCCGATTGACACATTCTTAACCAGCGTATTGCCGACCGCTACCAGCTTGGAAGTATTACTGGAGCGCCCGCTTGCAAGTAACTTCATGAGTCTGGTCGCACCAGTCCACGAAGATGCGCCGCATTTGTTCCAATGGGATAACGGAATCTCTTGGGCGTACCAAGACGGTTTATCGGATTCCGTAAAGGGACGGGTAAAAGCAGCGGGCGGATCAGTAGAAGGGGAACTCCGCGTTTCTTTGGAGTGGTTTAACTTGGATGATTTAGATCTTAGTGTTGTTGAGCCGTCAGGGAATAGAATTTGTTACAGCAATAAGGTATCCCCTGTATCGGGAGGTTTCCTGGATGTAGACATGAATGCTGGCGATTTGAAATCTCGCGAAGCAGTAGAAAACATCGTGTTCAAAGATAAAAATAAAATGCGCGATGGCGTTTACACCGTCTTTGTCCATAACTTCAGGAAGCGTGAAAGCATCGACGTAGGTTTTAATTTAGAAATCGAGTGCAGTGGAGAAACCTTGTTACTTGGCCAAGAAACACCTGTTGGCCACGGCGAAAGCATTAAATCAGTGGATATCCACTACTCCAAAGAGCGCGGTATTACGGAAGTAGTTAAGCACATTGGAAGTAAACAAACACCGTCTAAAGAAATATGGGGGTTGTTTACTAACCGTTTTCAGCCGGTATCAATGGTGCTGAACTCACCGAACTATTGGGAAGGCAACGCGAAAGGCAACCGCCACACGTTCTTTATCTTGGAAGGGACTAAAAACCCGAACTCGCCGCGCGGTATTTTCAACGAGTATTTGAAACCCGAGTTGTTGGCGCATAAGCGGGTGTTTGAACTACTCGGCAGTAAAATGATAGTGGAGGACTCTGAGCAGCAATTGTCAGGCTTAGGCTTCTCGTCCACTCAACGAAATTCAGTTACGATCAAAGTAACCGGCAAAACTACACGCGTTATTAAAGTTAATTTTTAGGAGAAAAACCCATGTTCGAAAAAGCATCAAGAGTAAAATTACGTTTCTCAACCACTCAAGGCGTATTGGCAACCGAAGACCTGTGGGATTTAAAACTGACCGCACTGGATGTTTTAGCGCGTGCTTTGCATAAATCCTTGGAGGAATCCGAAATCAGCTTTATCACGCCAGCGACAGCAGCTAACGAAACGGCTAAATTGAAATTCGATATCGTGAAACACGTTATTGACTCTAAATTGGCGGCACAAGAAGCTGCACGAACGCAAGCTGAAAAAGCAACCCAAAAAGCCCGCATCTTGGAAATTTTGGCTAAGAAACAGGACGCTAGTTTGGAAGCTAAGACCACCGAAGAACTGTTGAAAGATCTGGAAGCGTTAGGTTAATTTAACAGGTAGGGGTTAATTGGTTAAACTATTAGCCCCTACTATTTAGGACAACTGGAGAAACTATGACCAAATTACCTAAAGGCGTTATCACAAGTGCTGCGCTGGACGAGCTTGTGACTAAAGGCCGTACAACGCCTATCGTAGATCAGGGGGTATTGTCGCACATAACCGAGGAAAGGGTAAAGGTGCTAGTCACACCCGACATGGCCGACACGGAAGCACGACTATCTGCGGCTTTAACCGAAGGTGGCGTAGAAGTATTAGCCGAAACGGTAGAAGACGAAGGGTGCCACGAGGCACCAATCGATCACGTCTTTGAACTACACGCAGACCCTTTCAGAGCCGGACGTAGATTCGGCAACGGAGCACGGCTGGCAGCAGCGATGGCTATGCTAGGCACCCTGCCATCTGGGGGCTACTCAGCAGAGCCTACGGCTCATGATCGGATTACCGCCAAGGTGCACGATAACCAAGGGGCCTTAGATCGGGCTAAAGCCAAGCGAGAACGAAAACTACAACGTAACGCGAGGATCAACAATGGATAAAACCCGACAAGATCAGGTAGACAACCTTGTAACATCCCGACTAAGGGATGAAGAGTCCCGCCGGGCGTTACACGGAAAGTTCGTAGCCAGCGTAACTAGCAGCCTCAAGGCTAAAGGCTTAATCCGTGACGAAGACGGCGTGCCCAAGCAACCTGACGCACGACAGATCGAGATAGATCAATTACGCGCTGAGGGATTTAAACAAGGATACCAGCAAGCACTCAACGACATGAAAAAACAACTCGAAGAGCTGCAACAACGTAGACGAGGTATTGTATGACCCCTGAACAATTAACTGACACACTAGCCGAAACAGTCGAATTAATGCACCGCATATCTGAAACAATCGTCGTAATGGCAGATCGTTTAGTGGCTCTGGAAGAGCGCGTAACCAGAATAGAACGCTCTTCATCCACCATCGGTTGCCAACCCACGTTATTCAATTAGGAGAAACCATGAGCATTTTCAAAGACCAAGCCGATTTTATGACCGCTGGCGGTCAAACGGTAATAGCAGGTAACGGCGAGCAGATTATCCTTTACGCAGGACTCATCGAAGAGGAATCCGTTGAATTCTTCCAGGCTGATGCTTTTATCGACGAACCAAATTTTGTATCGGCTGAATCCATTAAAGAGGCATACGATACAATTGTGGTAGCCGCAGGCTATTTGATCAGTGCGTTAGGCGTCGGCGGAGCGCAAGCAGGGTGGAACTTAGTCCACGAGTCTAACCTATCTAAAGTGTCTGGCGTGGTGGAAAAGCGCGCTGACGGCAAGATTCTGAAAAACGAAGAATATAAAAAAGTTCGCAAAGCGAAGTTGATGGCAGACTTGACGGTATTATTGCAAGTAGCAGAAAAAAACTAACCCCGCTTCTCTATATTCCCCGTAAAACAATCCGGTAAGTGCTTAGGTTCTAAGCATTGCCGGATCGTATCAAATACCTTTTCTATATCCTCAACGTTTCGTAACTGCCTCTCCAGATAGCAAATTTGTAGAGCGATAGCCGGTAATGCTTGTGTTAACAGCGGTAGTAATATTTCAGCCATCGCTTCGGCACCCGCTTTGTAGGTACTTTCAGGTTTTAGGAGGTTTGCGTGAAAACAACTGTATTCTTTTCGGATACGTTCATCAAGGTGGGCGTTCATAACTCTACCCCTTCATCTAAAACTAACGTCGCGTTACTGGCGTGAACCGGATTAAACATCGCGTCGGCTTGGATGCCCGTCACCTCATCGGAATAAGCCAACACCCGTAACCGAACCTTAGTGAGTTCAGCATCCAGTTTAACACTCAGCTTCTGCGCTTCTTGCGTTCCAGACCAGCGCAGGTATTCTTTCAGTTCTTTGATGAGTTCTTCATTCACGATTAGCCTCCTTTGTTTAGTTTTTCACAAAGCAGTTCAGCCCGTTTTATCTTCTCTTCGTAGCTGCCGTAATCCCCAGTTAGCCTTAAGCATTCGTCATGCTCAAAGCAGCTTTCAATTAGGGTAACTTGGCCGCAAGCGGTTACGCTTACGCGCCACTCAGAAGGGTTTTCAACTGGTTTTTTCGCCTCTACCTTTGGCAAACTTTCCAGCCAGTTGTTAGCGTCAGTAAAGGATTTAATGCCTAGGTCGTTACATAAGCTAACCGCAGCATCCCTAGGATGATTAAAGTTATGATCGTTCCAAACAAAGGCCAGATGCAATGTTTGCCGGGCTAAACGGTACAAAGCAGTTTGTTCAAGATCTGGTTTTGGATAATTCCAAGACCAACGGTCTTCTTTAATCTCTTTCTCAACCCACGGTTGCATATCCAACCGCTGTTCCCAGTTTTCCGGCACCTCTATAACCACGTTAATTTTCATATCAACCCTCCCTTCGCATTATATGCGTCTAGTCTATTCATAATGATTTGTTTGGCTACGTCCATAGCAGGGACGTTCCCGGCAACTCGTTTCGCCCATAAACATTGCCGTTCGCCCTGGATACGGGCACGGCCTAGTTTTGTGTACCCCAGTTGTAACAAGGCTGAAGTTAAGCGATATTCATTGTCGGCTTTAATTGCGCCATTAGATTGCGCCATTAGGCGTTTAAATAGCGGCGTGAAGCAGATAGCATCTTCCATAAATAACGGGTCTTGATCGTCTTCAATGATTTCAGAAACCACCTCAGACAACTCGTCTTTACAGACTTTAATAATGTTGTTCTTAGCATCCGTCTTCGGCGCGTGGCCGTTTGGATTGAAATCTTTATGCCGTGGCACATCCAGCAGCCAGCGCAGCATAGCCCCGCATTGATCAGAGACAATGGCTTCGTGCAGATTGTCGAAGTACCCTGGCTCAGTAGCTTGGATTTCTTTTAATGGGAAAGCCGATTTCAACACAAAATATCGGCGGTCTTTATCCCCTAACGGAATAGCGTCTTCATAATTGGTGGTCAGAATGTAGTTAGCGGTGTTCGCTACCGTGCGGGTTTCTTTGCCTTTTTCATGGCATTCGATTACGTCATTCGTCAGTACATCTTTAATGGAGTTAGTTATTTCATGACGGTTGTGACCATGCCACTTGATTTCCTCGATGAATCCTAAGCAATGCCCCTCTACCCATCCGCTAAATGACGTTTTGGCGCTGTTGGCTATTGTAGAGCCTTTAATCGCTTTGGTGTTATTCGGCCCCAAAGCGCGCATAAGCAGTTTAAAGAATAAACTCTTGCCGTCGCCCTCGTCGCCCAATAGCAGTAGCGCCCAACGGATCTTGATAGGCGGAGCGCCCATGCAGGACGCTAAGAAGTTACTTAACAATTGCGCTTCTCGATTCCAGCCGCCGCAAACTAACGTTATATGCCGCTGTAGCAAACTGGCCGCCATTTCCTCATCTAGTCCATTTATGGACTCGGGAACCTCGCAGCGAAAACGATCGGAATACGTGTTAACGCAGGTTACACCGCTATCCAAAAAGTAAAGGGGGAAATTAGGCATGTACTTTTTTGACATGACCTTGGCTACGAAATAATTGTCCCTTACAAAAGCAGCGGCTGCGGTAGGGCTTCCCTCACCTTGTGGTAAACGAGAATCAAAGTGCCCGTTAAACCCCTTGGTGGTTAACCGAACACCGGTCTGGGTATTTAAAAAAAGCTCATCTGAGGATACCCAAACCCAATCCGCCGCCCAAGTCGGCGCGTTAGGGTGAACGAAAGCGGCCTCCGGTGCGTTGATCGCCTCGTTATTAGAATGCCGCATTTTCATGGCGCGATTAGCTTCGGCAATCGACAGCGTGTCCCCTTCCCGAAGTTCAGCATAACGGGCGATCAACCCACGGCGGAAATCTTTTTCCAAAACTACGTTGCCCTTGGCCAGCTTCCAAAGCGCCGGAGCCACTTCGCGGGTCAGCGTCATGTAGTCTTCGCAACCTGATAAGAAGTCCCGTGCTTTTTCAGCGGCTTGAGTATCTTGAGTTTTTTTTACCTCTCTGTGCGTTTCGCGGTAGGCTTTAACCAACGTTTTAAAGGTAATCTGGGGTCCCTCCGTACGCCTGCCGAAGCTCATCCAAGCGTTAGAAACGTCTTCAAACCCTTGATATTCCCGAACATTTTGCGACCATTTATCGAATAGCACTAACGCTTCATAGGAGCCTTCGAATTGGTGGTGCAGTATCATCCCTACGTCACGCCACTGCGAGTAAGATTGGTCGCCCGCTTCCGGCAAGTACTGTTCGGCATTATCTAAGGTAATGTCCGGTAGCCTACGGCCATCGGCTTCCGATAAAGGAATGAAACCCTCGTCGTTGGTTTCTACAGAAGCAGCAGGGGCAGGGGCAGGGAGCGCCCGTTGTTTCTCGATAACTAGGTAGTCTTCAGGCGGAAAAACCTTGAGCATTTCCTCAGCCGTGAAAGGGGCAGCGCCCGATTCGTGGATTAAGGAAACGCGAAACGGTTCGCCTTTGCAGTGAAAGAAGCCCGGTACACGAAGTACCCGCGCCAGATCTTTCGCGTCAGGGTCAGATCCGAAATACGAAACCATAATCGCTTGCAAGCGCGCATGTTCGGCAACGGATACCCCATCGACTAAAATAATCTTGTGAAACTTGCCAGGACTAGTTTCCGTAATGATGTGCGGCTCAATCGGCAGTTGAATACCTAAACCCTCATCGTCCTCTACCCAAATGGCACGAACCCGAGTGATGTTCGCTAATTTACGACCGTGCGTGTCCGTCTCGTTAACGGTAACAAAAATTCCAGCACGCTGGCGGTTTAACGCTAGAAGCTCTTTAGAAAGGTCAGCCAATTCGCCGTGTAGTATGCGCGATAAGGCTGGGTTTTTCTTGCTCTTTGGGTCTGAAAACGTCTGAAACGTGAAACCATCAGGGAACCCATCAAACAGCGAACGCATACAAGCCGCAGGATCCAGTAAATTCAGGAATCGCGCGGCTTGGTTTAAATCTGGTTTTAATGTGTTGGGAGCCATATAACACTTATAGTTTTAATAACCGATAAAAAACCCTGCAAAAGCAGGGAGCAGAGCCCGTGGGGGCAAGCAGAAACGTTTAAATTTCTTCTTGCTCTCTCAAATAGTGCGGGCACTTCGAACAGGCAGCGCACAAGTCGCCGCGTGTCAGTGGAACGGGGGCATCGGGTATTTGTTTGTTGATAACCAGCATCGCATCGACCAGATTGCCTGCCTTCTCTGCGGACATAGCTCGACGCCCCGTAATCCATTGCTGGCGCATATCTTTAGACGCTTTCGCTAATTCGGCCAATAGGTTCTTGACTTCAGGGGAAGCCTCTTCAAGCCACTCGCGTAACGCGTGGACAGGCGGGTATTTGTACTTAACAGGTTCGGACATAAAAGGGTTTTCTCGGTTAAAGTTTTAGCACGATATAGCATATGATAGCAGGTTAAAAACAATCTGGCAAGATTAAATAGCACTTGACACCGCCTTTTCAAGCGAGTAGAATATCTCTCGTCAGTTTGGAAACAAAATAAGATTTTTCTAACGCTTATCAAGAGGGCAACGTCATGAACCGTTAAAGGAATACCTGACTCTGAAATTTACCATCAATCAAATCTGGAGAAGTGAATGTCATTAGAACAAGTGATACAAGAACAAACGGCCGCTATCAAAGCGCTGACCGAAGCACTGGGAAGTTTTAAACTCCCGGTGGTGGCCACGGCGGAGAAAACTGAAGTATCCGCCGAAAAAAGCGCACCGGCTAAAGCCGCTGCTAAAGCAGAACCCAAAGCAGAACCCAAAGCAGAACCTGCTAAACCTAAAGCTAAAACCGCTGAAGCGGAGCAAAAAGAAGCTTTACAAGAAGTGCTGGATGAAGAAGGCGAATTCGAAGAGGAAGAAGTTGATCCTAACGCCTTACCTAAAGGCAAAGTAGATGAGAACTTCATTCGGGCTCACGTTATGCCAAAGCTAATGGAGCTTAGCAAACTAACCAGCAAAGAAGAAGTAATCGCGCTGATTGGTAAATATAAGACTTCGGCAGGTGCTCCCGTCACTAAGTCTACCGAACTAACCGCGGCCGATGTGCCTAAAGTTTGGAAGTTGGCTTTGGCGGGTATCGCAAAAGCGGAAGCGGCTAAAACCGAAGAAGTTTAAGCATGTCTGCCGAAGTTCAACACCATCGCTACAGTGCTTCCGGTGCAGAGGGTTGGTTAGTCTGCGCCGGTAAGATAGCGATGGAACGCGGCTTAAAAGAGCAGTACAGCGCTTATGCCGATGAGGGCAGCGCAGCGCACTATCTAGGATCTGTTTGTTTAACCGAGGGCAGTGAGACAGAGAAATACGCGGGTGATACTATCATTTGTTGGGAACTGTCCGGCGAACGCGACGGCCAATCCTTCGCTGGTGAAACGTTACCAGCGGGGGCTAAAGAGCGTAGCCGTTGGGAAGTCACTGACGAAATGGTTCTGGAGGTCGATAAGTATGTTCAGCTTGTACGGGGCAAAGTAAAAGGCGGTGAGCTATTTGTTGAACGCCGCGTAGAGTTCGGTGCCTCCGTGGGTTTTGCGGGTGCTTTCGGCACTTCTGACGTGGCGATACTTTCCAAAGATGGCAAAAAACTTTCGGTCGTGGATCTTAAGTACGGCTATTCCTTAGTAGAAGCCGAACTTAACCCCCAGTTGATGCTTTACGCTATCGGCACTATTTACGAGCTGGAAAACGAGTTTTACGATGTGTCGGATCTGGAAACGTTAGAGCTAACGATCGCGCAGCCCCGTGTAAACAATTTCCCGTCTTGGACGGTTAGTTTAACCGACAGAAACGATGACGGCGAAACGATCCTTGAATGGTTTGCCGGTGTGTGTAAGGCCGCTATTAACCGTTCGGAAGAGGTTTTGGGTGCGGCGGAAGCGATCAAGCTTTTGCCCGCTAAAGAAATCGACACCGCGCAGCGGGCTTGGTTTAAGTATTACTTAAAACCCAGTGAAAAAGGTTGCAAATGGTGCAAAGCAGGTAGTTTCTGCGTAGCGCGAACTGAAGAAAGTTTGAGCACGATGCTGGTTCCCTCAGCAACGGCAGATAACCTGTATGATTTAGACGCGCCCTTGATTGATCAGGTTTCCGATCTGGATACCGCAGTTAAAGAGTCTATTCAGTTAATACGGGGCCTTTCATTTCAGGATTTACAACGGGCTTATAAAGCGCTGGACGCCATTGATGCTTGGAAAGATGCCATCGCATCGCGCTTCCATGCTGAAATGATGGCCGGTGAGCAGAGCACCGAATTTAAACTGGTGACGGGGCGGGAAGGCAATAACGCTTGGATGGATGTTAACGAAGCGGAAGAAGCGATGCGGGCTATGCGCTTGAAGGCCGATGAAATGTACACCAAAAAGGTTATTACTGCACCCGCCGCTAAAGTGTTGCTTGCCAAGAAACGGCCTAAGCTGTGGGCTAAACTGGAACCGTTAATCGGCAGATCACCGGGTAAAGCTATCGTGGTGCCTATGTCTGATAAACGGCCTCCGATTAACCCTTACGCGAATTTGCCGGAACTGCCAGATCTGGACGAGGAAGACAATCGAAAAGTATCACTACAAGAGTTGGTGCCCGATGTGGATCTCTCACCAGAACCGGAAATGGTGGCCAAAGCAGCCCGACTGACCAAAAAAGCGCCGGTAATTGTGCCGGACGAAGACGACGAAGACTTTATTTAAACTGGAGAAAATGATGGCCGAACAAATTTTAATTCAAGAAGCGCGAATTGCTTTCCCTGACCTTTTTGAAGCAGTACAGTTTCAGGGGCAAGGGCCTTTCCAATACCGTTGTACCTTTTTAATCCCGCCGGAAAACCCTGCGGTAAAACATATCAACGCGGCAATGGTAAAAATTGCGGCGGATAAATGGGGCGCTAAAGCTGAAGCCATTTTGAAGCAGATTAAAGCGACTTCTGGTAAGTGCTTTTTTGTTGACGGGGACACCAAAGCGTATAACGGTTATGCGGGTAATTGGGCAGTTACCGCGACCCGCAATCAAGATGCCGGCGCACCGTTGGTCGTTGGCCGTGGCGGTAGAAAGGACGTTTTGTCAGCAGCGGACGGAAAGATATACTCAGGTTGCTACGTCAATGGCACCATTGAAGTGTGGGCGCAAGATAACAGTTTTGGCAAAGCTATCCGTGCTACTTTAGTAAATGTCCAATTTGTTAAGAACGGCGAGTCCTTTGGCGGCGCGGCTCCGGCTAACGCTAACAACTTGGACGAGCTGGCCTTCGAGGACGACGAACTCGACGAAGATATTTAATTTCTAACCGCTGGCAGATCGGGATATTGTCTGCTACCTCAGAAGGTACCTAGCCCTGTGCAGTTTGCGGGGCCTTTTTTCGGGATAGTTATGTCTGATATATTTGATCACGAACTGGACGCTTGGGAATCTTACGGACGGGACGACGGAGAAGGCGCTGCCGGAAACCCAGATTATTACCACGTCTGGGTGGAAGTTAACCGTATATTGTTAGAAAATAACGTCTGGACGCGAGTAGAATTAGTTCCAGGATTTGAGTTAAATGTCGCCTCAAAACTTATCCGCAAAACAAAACCTTCCGGAAGCCGGATGAAAATATTTGTCCACGGGGAAACTTTCAAAAAAATATGCCAACGCGAACAATCGCACCAATTAGCCGAATTACCAGTTTACGAGGATTGACATATGAAACTTGAAATCTACCCTAAAAGCGGAAAAGTTCGAGGCGTGTGTTTCGTTTGCGGCAAATCGACTAAATTAAATATTCACGGTGAATGCAGCCAGATAGCCGATGCAGAACGTAAAAAAGTCGCTAAGGGCAAACCGCAATCTCGTGATAGCTATGAACGGGGCGCGCGTAAAGCAACAAAGAAGAAGTATTCCGCAGGCGAATTACCGGGCCTTAGCCCGAAGGATTTAGAAGTATGATAATCGATGGGGTAGAGTATTTTTTTGTAGCTGAACCCGAACAAGGTGATCCCTGTTACGGGTGTGCCTTTGAAAACGATCCTGCTTTGTGTGATGAAGCAGAAATCCGGCTAGATTGCCTGAGCGAGAAAATTATTTGGAAAGAGGCCAAGACCAAAGGTGATGCGGAGAAAGCGCTAAAGCAAGATGCTGAAAGAGAACCTTCGTTAGAGGATCTCCCACCAGAAAAGCAAGCCGCTTTTAGGGAATCGATGCAAGCGTTACGAGATAAAGCTAAAGACGACGCTCCCATAGGTGAATGGCATCCAGTAACTCCAGGCACCCTCATGGATATAGCGAAACGAGACGCTAAATTAGCTGAGATACGTGCCGCTAGAGCGAGTCAAGAACGCCCTAAAATGCCAGCTAGAAAAATAGATGTAGAAGATGATTTAACCGCTTCAGAACATGAGCACTTGGAAAAATACCCGCACTATTACCGAGATATTCGGCATTTGAACGTGCTGGACATTTACCGGGTACTGGATCTTTTTTCAACGGGGGATAGCGCTTTAGATCACGCGGCTAAGAAAATTCTGGCAGCGGGTAAACGCGGCGCAAAAGACAAAGAGAAGGATATTAAAGAGGCGATAGATACGCTCACTCGCCGATTAGAAATGTTGCAGGAGGACAAACGCAAATGAAGACACCTATCGCTTACCACTACCGGATTTACAACTCGTTTACCGATAAGGTGACAGACGCTTTTACGATTAGTAAAGATATCGCTTTAGAGTATGATCAACGACCTACACCCCTATATGTGAATTACTGGGTACCGGTTACTGAAGAACTACCAAAGAAAAGCGTTTTAGTTTGTTACGTGAATAGCGCTGGTAAAAAGCGACGACTTAAAGCTTTTTACGTGCCCAAATTCACAAACGAAGCCGATATGGATTATTGGGATGAGGAACACGCTGAATACAACGAGGGGGACGATACCTACTATGAAGCAGAAGGCTGGTACGAGGAATGCGATATGAATACTGACTTTTCCGGGTGGTTTATAAATGACGGTAAAGTGACGCACTGGATGGCGCTACCGGAGTTTTCTGATGTTTAATGTAATCTTCGTGCTCTTCGGAATCCCCCTCATACTGTTAGCAGTTATTGGCCTAGCCCTGTGGCATTTCGGGGAGAATTTCTGGCGAAGCGCTTCAGGCAGGCCGGTTATACCGATGCCCAAGGCTAGAGTAGCGCGTTTCTGTGACCGTTTAAAAAACTGGGTAATTGAATATGACCTCGATTGAAGCTAATTGGAGCGTGGAATTAAACTGCGTGTGCCCTGAATGCGAAGAGTACGTGGATTTACTGGATTACGCGGATTTCTGGGACAGGCGTAGCTTAGATCTTGCCGAGCACGGCACTGAGCGCAGTAAGGGCGTGGGAGTAGTTTGCCCTGGATGCTACCACGAATTTGAAGTGGATTTAAACTACTAGCATGTGCTATACTATTAGCTCTTAAAAATTCTGGAGAGAATAAATGAGTTCAGTTACAATAAGCCCCCGTTTGATCGGACGACCCGTAGAAGTAAGCACTTATCGCACGGTGGATGGAAAGGCCGTTAGGACAAAAGAAGCTACCGGACGGTTTCACGCTTTTGGTATTGATTACGAAATGTTCGATAACACAGCGCAGTTTACTACGGCCATTGTTGAGCTGACTGACGGGACTTTGAGAAACGTACCTGTACGCCTTATCAAGTTTCTGGATCGCGAATGAACTTTTGTAAAACATGCAATTTTTGGCGCCAGAGGTCAACTACCCGAGAAGAAGTTATTATGGTTTGCGGCCACCCTAAGCTTACTGAACCGGGGTCTTGTGACCGAAGCGCTACGGATGAGTTAATCTACTCTTATGATGAGTGTGGCTACTTCGAAACGGGTCCTGATTTTGGTTGTGTGCACCACGCAACAGGTATGGTTAGGATATATCAAGGCGCTAAACCTGAGAATGCAGAGGATAAACCGGAAGGCGATTTGGTGATGGAAATACCTTTAACGCTGTGGAGCCACGGGAATGTGCCAAAATGAGCGATAGTGGGTCTTTTGTTACGGAATATATTTATTGCGACAAGTGTTTTGAAGCAGCTAAAAAAGCGCTTCTCCGCCGGGAAAAATATATGTGCAGCACGATTATTCCGAGTTGGGCAAAAACGGAGACTGAAGGATTGCCTATCATAGCGGGTAAAATAGGCGGCTTGTACTCAGGGGAAGAAATAGACAGTTTCGAGCAGTATGTAATACCTGATGAGTTGGAGCCGGTAATCTGCCACCCATTACGAATAGCGGTATTGGCCGAATCAGGTTCGGCAATCCTATGGGCTTATCCTAAAGACTGGCAAGGGGAAACGAATGACGCCACACGAATTGCTTAAAAAGCTCCAGTCAGAGTTGCATCTTGACGTAGAGCAATATCAATATGAATCGCCAAACGGGGCGATTTATTTTTCTCCAAATAAAATGAAGTGGGCCGCTATCCTGGACGCTAAGGACGGTATTCGGCATTTAGGGTATTTCAAAACGCGTCGCGAGGCTAGGGACGAGCACAAAGAGGCGACCGAACAATTTAAGTGGGTGGTGAAATGAAGAGAACCTGCAACGGGTGTAAAGCTTTTGATTCGCATGGTTATTGCTTGCTAGGCCACCCGATAAAGACAACCCTTGAAGAAAAAACAAAACGGGGTTTTACCTTAGCCTATACGCCTACGGTGCAATGTGAAAAACCGTTAACTATTGACGCGTACCTTTTAGCTAAAGAGTTTAGGGATGTGAGGGGCGATGAGAGAAGTTCTTTATAACAGAGATCTGGAACCGATAACCGTGTTCCACTTCAAACCCTATTTTTATCAGTATATCGCACTGAACGGGGTGGTTCGTGTACCGGTATACAAGATGCACTTGGGCAGAGCAATATCAGAATCTGAGGGCATCCCTCGGTGCCCAGATAACCATATAGTTACCATAGAGCCTTTCCGGTTTAACTTTTATGGAAAAATAAAGTGCATTTACGTGACAGCCGATGAAGAATCCGCACTACTTTTAGAGAGCGTCTTTTTACCAGGGCAGCTACGCGCGCTAAACGAAATTAAAAAAGAGCAGTTTGCTAACGGTTTCCGTGATGCTTTTAGTAAGTTTATAGATTTTGGAGATTGAGAAGGGGGACGTATGAACGCCGATTACAGAAAACTAAACGACGGTAGCCAAAGCAGTTCTACCTACCACAAAAAAGACGGGACTTCGGTACGGGCTATTTTATATAGCCAGAACACCGGCTTCTATCTGGGTAAGCGCTGCCCTAAATGCAAAAGCGCGTTGATCGGAGATAGAGCGGAGAATCAATGGTGCAGCAATGTGAAATGTGATTATGGAGTTGAGTGATGCGTGTAAAGATTGTGGAAAAGGTAACAACCGAAAAAAGCATAGAGCTCTCTGAGAGCGATCTTGAAAACATTCTTAGAGATCATTCTATGATGCCAACAGGAAAACTCGACATAGAACTGGGCGGCGGAAATTACTTGCCCTGTTTCACATTAACTGAAACTGTGACTATAAATACTCCCGTGGAAGAAGTAGATGCCTGAAATCATTTTATGGTCCGACACAGAAACTTCCAGCACCTGTGACTTAGGTTCTGCGGGTACCGCGAAGTACGCTGAGCATCCGTCAACACGGGTTCAGCTTTTTTCGTTTGCTTTTAATGACAACCCCGTGGATCTTTGGAGCCCTGAAGACGGCGAAATCATGCCTGCGGATCTGGAAGAAGCCCTCGAAGACCCTTCGGTAATTCTACAATTTCATAACGCCTTTTTTGACCGGTCTGTGCTGATCGCGACTAAAAGGCACTTACGCCGGTTATCCCGCCGCAAAAAGGATTGGGATTTCAGCATTGAGCGATTTCGTTGTTCGATGGCGCAAGCTCTATCCCACGGCTTACCGGGAGGGTTGGAGAAACTGGGGCATATCTTAGGTATCCGTGAGGACGCTAAGAAGATCGCCGATGGCCATCGGTTAGTTCGACTATTCTGCAAGCCGTGCGGTTATATGCCCGACGGTAAAACCTATAAATGGAACACGCCGGAAACGCACCCCGAGGATTGGGCAAAGTATAAGGAATACTGCATTAGCGATACCGGTTCCATGAGAGAAGTAGTTAAGAAGATCCCGCGTTGGAATTACCCAGGCAACGCGCATGAGGTTGAATTATGGCGTATGGATCAAACAATTAATAATCGTGGTATGTTTATCGACTTGGATCTGGTAAACGCCGCCATGAACGCGATTACCGTAACGCAAGCGCAATTATCCTGCTCCACTAAGGAAATGACCGGCGGCAAAGTACAGAATGCTACACAGCGGGATGAAATGCTCAAACACATATTGGCGGAGTTCGACATTGAGCTACCCAACATGCAAAAAGCGACGCTTAATCGCTTAATCGAAAACGAGGATACGCCGCCGGCTTTACGCGATTTGCTGGAAGTCCGACTAAGCGCCTGTACCACGTCAACGGCTAAGTATAAACGGATCGTGCAGGCTACCTGTGAGGATGGGCGATTAAAAGGCACAATCCAGTTTGCGGGTGCTTCACGCACATTGCGGGATGCGGGGCGCATTACCCAAGTTCAAAATTACCCATCACGAGGATTAATGAGCGTTAAAGATACCAAATTTGGCATTGAAGCGCTTAAGTATGGCATGGAGGAAATCTTTGATCTGGACGTGATGTGGTTAACACAATCGGCGTTACGTTACACGATCGTAGCGCCGCCCGGTAAAAAACTCTTAGTTTCCGACTTAGCGAATATCGAAGGGCGGGTATTATCGTATTTGGCAGGGGAGGAATGGAAATTAGAAGCTTTCCGCGCTTATGACGCGGGCACCGGTCCGGATCTTTATAAACTGGCATACGCAAAAGCCTTCGGTGTTAAGGTTTCTGATGTGACCAAAGAGCAAAGAAACTATGTCGGCAAAATTATGGAATTGGCTTTTGGATATGGTGGGGCAAGTGCTGCGGTAGTTACTTTCGCTTTATCCTTTGGTTTAAAACTATCCGATTTGGCCGAACAGATTATTCCTAACGTACCTGATACCGTGCTAAAAGAGGCGCAAAGCTTCTTTGGGTGGTTGGACGAGCAAGACATAACCAGCGCTCGGGCAAAAGCGAAAAAAGCGGGCACCCCGAAGGAATGGTTTCAATACTATGAGCGTAAGCGGACGGGAGGCTTACCCATCGAGCAGTTTATCGCCTTTGAAAGTTTGAAACGTTTATGGCGTGCGGAACATCCGGCTACGGTGGCTTTCTGGAAGGATACCGAGAGCGCGTGCCGTGACGCAATCGACGTGCCGAATAAAAGTTTTTATTTCGGCAACGGATGTTATGCCCGCCGATCGGGTAAATGGGTTCGGTTGGTGTTACCCAGCGGCCACGCACTTTGCTATCCGGGTATGGAAGTTGGCGGCGGCACCAAGGTATTTAAGATCACACAAAGCGGCCCTAAAAAGCACTATTTCGTCACGGAAGAAGGCGCTGAGAAACCTAATACGGGTTTTGAGACGATAGAAGAGGCACGTAGAAGTATAGACAGTAAGGCCGACTCTGGGAACATGACTAAGGTGCCCTTAACGGATTGCTTGGAAGCGTATCGGATATCTAGTGGAAGTTCTGGTTTGAGGTTTAAAGGCGTTCACCCAATTTCTAAAAAGTGGGGTTGGATCTATACTCATGGGGGCCGCCTATCAGAAAATTTATCTCAGTCTTTCGCCCGTGACATTTTCAAATATGGCCAACTTGAAGCGGAACGCCAAGGGTATCACGTTATTCTTCCAGTGCATGACGAGTTGGTTAGCGAAGTGCCGGACACGGACGAATATACGATCCACCACCTCGAAGGTATTATGGCGACCGTACCGCCGTGGGCTAAAGGCATTCCGCTGGCGGCCGAAGGCTTTGCAGATTACGCTTATCATAAATAATTTTACATAGCTAATAGCATGTGCTATACTATTAGCTCGTTTTTACTGGAGAGAGTAGTGAGCAGAGAAGTTAGAAGAGTGCCTAAAGGTTGGCAACACCCTAAAAGCGATGAGGGTGAATTTATTGGCCTTTCGGAATTATCGGGGCCGTTTAAAGAGATAGACGACGAATGGAACGAAGGCCGTGCTAAGTGGCTGGAAGGGTACAGCAGAGACTACAGCACTCCGTTATCAGAAACATGGGTAAAAATAGACCCTGAATATGCTCGTTTACGGTATACCGACTATTGCGGCCGCCGCCCCAGCCCCGATGATTACATGCCTGAATGGGGGGCCGAAGAGGCTACGTGGTTCATGATGTATGAAACGGCATCAGAGGGCACGCCCATAAGCCCTGCTTTTGAAACACCTGAAGAACTCGCTAGATGGCTGACCGATACAGGGGCTTCGGCCTTTGGTAAAAGTACGGCTTCTTATGAAGCGTGGTTGCGGGTATGTAACGGGGGGTACGCACCTTCTATTGTGGTTACGAATGGCGTCATATTAAATGGAGTGGAGGCTTTGTCGTGAAGCTTCTAAAAATACTCGCCATAGGGATTTTTACCACAGGCGCAGCTCTGTTGTCGCTTAAAATAGCGGCTGAAGGGTTTAGCGATTACGCTTATCATAAATAATTTTACACAGCCAATAGCATATGCTATACTGTTAGCTCGGTTTTACTGGAGAGAGTAATGATTAAATTAACCTACCGCAGCCATTTACAGGTCGTGACCACTGAGATCACTGAATTCCTGACATTTTCAGGCGGTGAAGAGCACGTCCGCTTGGCTATTGAGTTCGATCCTGGTTCGCCTATTACTATTACCGCACGGCTTACCTCTTCTCAGTGGATTATGCGACTGTTCTTGGTAACGGATGCACTGGATGGAATGGGCGCTAATAGAAAAGATATCGGCTTAGTTATCCCTTATTTGCCGTATGCCCGCCAAGATCGGGTGTGTTCCCCTGGAGACGCGTTTAGCTTACGGGCTTTCGTAAGGTTGATTGCCGCGCAAGGCTACAGCCAGATCGCTTGTTTAGACATTCATAACGGAGAAAGCTTAAAGCTATTTTGGAACCACGACATACGGGTGCACAACCAGACGAGTACGATTTTTTCTCGGTATTTCAAAGTCCCTGAAATAACGCACGTTGTAGCACCAGACAAGGGAGCAGGTAATCGGGTAAGCGCGTGGCACGGCGCCATGAAAGCCGATAACCCCGAATTAAAATACCTCCAGATGGATAAAAAACGGAATCCTGCTACCGGGGAAATAACAGGGCTTAGCTTACCGTACCTTGACCACGCAGACAAATTAACAGGCGCCTTTTGTCTAATCGTTGACGATATTTGCGATGGCGGCCGCACTTTCATAGAAGCGGCTAAGTTACTGAAAGGGAAAGGGGCTAAACGGGTAGAGCTTTTTGTATCCCACGGGATATTTAGCAAAAGATTCGATGAATTACTGTCGCCAGAGGCTATCGATTTTATCCACACAACCGATTCGATTTGCGTTAGCGAACACCCAAGATTGAGAGTATTCAAGCTATAATAACTGGAGAAAATATGTCTTTCGCACCCCACCAAAAAGATGCCTATAAAATAGGCCACCCCCACCAGTACCCTAACGGCACTACCGAGATTTACAGTAATCTTACCGCGCGTAGCGGTAAGTTAAGTAACGTACCGGGGTCAAAAGGCGTTGTATTCGTCGGACTACAACACTTCATTTTGGATTACCTAATTGTTGAGTGGGATGAATCGTTTTTCTTTCGCCCTGAAGGAGAGGTTATCTTTAAGTATCAACGTCGGGTTTCTAAGATCCTAGGTTATGAAGTCGATGTATCCCGCATGCTCGCGTTGCACCGACTGGGGTATTTGCCTGTGAAAATAAAATCGCTTCCCGAGGGCAGTTTTGTCCCTTACGGCGTTCCGATGTTAACTATCCGTAACACCTTGCCAGAGTTTTACTGGGTTACGAATATGCTGGAATCTGTTATGTCCGCAGAACTTCACCAACCTATTACCACGGCGACTATGTACTGTGCATACCGGCAGTTATTGACAGATTACGCTAAGAAGACGGGCGCGCCATTGGATTTCGTGCAGTTTCAAGCCCATGATTTTTCTTATCGGGGCATGGCCGGCCGTCATGCGGCAGCGATTTCGGGCTTTGCTACCTTAGCTTGCGGTAACGTGGGGACAGATACCATTGCAGCGATCGACATTGCCGAAGACTTTTACGACGCAGATGCGGACCAAGAGCTAATCGGCTGTTCGGTTAATGCGACTGAGCATTCCGTTATGTGTGCCGGAGGTATGAATAACGAGTTAGAAACATTCCGACGTTTACTGGAAGATATCTACCCCGGTAAGATAGTTTCAGTAGTTAGCGATTCATGGGACTTCTGGGGCGCAGTAACAAAAATACTCCCTGCCTTAAAAGATTTAATTTTGTCTCGGGAAGGTAAACTGGTGATTCGTCCGGATTCTGGCGACCCAGTGGACATTATTTGCGGCACAGATTACGAGCAACCGCAATGGCCAGAGGGCAAAGGGCTAATCCAATGTTTGTGGGATACCTTCGGCGGTACTGTTAATGAGAAGGGCTACAAAGTTCTAAACCCTAAAGTCGGCGCTATCTATGGGGATTCTATAACGCTAGAAAGGGCGCAAGAAATCTTGTCGGGCTTGGAGGCAAAAGGTTTTTGCAGCAGTAATATCGTTTTTGGCGTTGGCAGCTACACGTATCAGTTAGTAACCCGCGACACGCACGGTATGGCAGTAAAAAGCACTCATGCAGTCATTAACGGCGAAGATACCCCCATTTTTAAAGACCCTAAAACGGGTGATGGCTTAAAGAAATCAGCTAAGGGTTATTTGCTAGTTGTTACTGATACTAAAACCGGCGAATACGTTTTACAAGATCAAGTCTCTCGTCGCCAGGAAAAACACGGCTGTTTACGGACTCGTTTTAGTAACGGTACGACGTACAACAAAACGACATTAGCTAAGATCCGTGCGCGGGTAGCGAAGAGGTTTGAATGAAACCGTATCATGATTTACTTCAAAAAATCCTAAACAAAGGTGAAAGATCAGAGGATAGAACAGGCACTGGGACGATCTCACTCTTCGGTGAACGAATGGAGTTCGACTTAACAAAAGGTTTCCCTTTATTAGCGACCAAGTTCACCCCCTTTAATCTCGTTAAGGCAGAACTGCTTTGGTTTCTTTCAGGCAGCACAAATAATGAAGACCTGCGCGAGTTAAACGGGAACGATAAGCCTACAATTTGGGGGGAGTGGGCTACGGAAGATGGGGATCTCGGGCCGATCTATGGTGAACAATGGCGGTCATGGAGTTCTGATTACGATCAAATATACGTTTTGGTGCGTGGGTTAGTTAAACAGCCGAAAAGCAGAAGGCATGTTGTAAGCGCGTGGAACGTTTTGGATTTACCTAACGAAAACCACACCGCTCAGCAGAACGTAAAGGATGGTCGGATGTCTTTAGCGCCCTGCCACATGATGTTCCAATGCTATGTCGATAAAGACAACGGTTTGCATCTACAAGTCTATCAACGTAGCTCGGACTGTTTCTTGGGTGTACCCTTTAATATCGCCAGTTATGCACTCTTGACACACTTATTGGCGGCACAGACTGGGTTAGTTGCAAAACGTTTAGTCTGGGTTAGTGGCGATACCCACGTCTATATCAATCATATCGATCAGGTTAATAAACTTCTTAGACGTGATCCTGAAAGGCACCAATTACCGAGACTGATGTTGAGTCCGGGAATTGAGTCTATCGACGACTACACTATGGGCGATATTATCCTTGACGGATACAGCCACTTCGCAGCAATTTCAGCACCGGTGTCTGTATGATCGATAAACCCCTAATCGCTGACCGCACACGGTGTTACGGCTACCGATGCGGGGAGAAAGAAACTTGTATGCGGTTCTTAACGATACCGTTAGACGACCCTTTAAGAGCGTATTCCTATGTGAACTCGTTGATACCACCACTTTTAGACACCTGTAAAGATAAACTACCACTGGAGAAATGATATGCACGAA